ATGCTGAAACGTCTGTTAAGTAAACTGACGGGAAACCGTCAGCAGATAGAACATCACCTAAAAAATCAGTACCAGGTTGAGGAAAACGGACTTAGCTTTCCGCTATCGCTGGTTGATGATTCGCAGCTTTGGGCACTGGCATCCTGGCTAGAACAACTGGCTGAAGAAGACTATCTGATATCACTTACAGACCGGTGGTTGTTGAGTTGGGACGCACTGTATCGCCTGCTGGAGGATGAGGAACATGCCAGCAGCCTGCCTCTTATCGGTGTACCTGACGTACTGCCTTTACGCGCAAGCCTGAGTTCACGAGGAGCATTAAGCGATAGCGATTTTCGCGTCTGGATTGCTGAATGGGCTACGCTTCCAGCCCGCAAGCCGATCCGTTTCAGTCGTACCGGTGCCATTTTAACCCATGAAAATCAGCAATACCTGTTATCGCGTGAAAACTGGGCACTCTTACAGGCAACAGAACAACTCAGTGCACAGAAAAATCAGACTCCTGGTGAAACCACTAACCAGTTGGGATGGGCCGCTATCCGCAAATGTGCGAAGCAAGCAGCCGCAAAATTTGATGATTATTTAGAAAAAACGCATGTCGTCAAACCAACTTCATTGTCATTACGTCTGCGTAAAGCAACGGTTGCCGATACTGCTGTTATCGAAATTGAGCCCCATTTCGAGGACCAGCCTGCTAACTGGCTAGGCAGTTTTGACAAAAACTCGCAGGTTCACGATAGCTACCGCATCCCTGGAGAGAATGGCGAACTCAGCCATGTCATTATCCCTCCCGAAGTGAAAGAAGTCCTGAATTCAATACACTCGATTCCAGGCCGTCGAGTGGCCGGAAGCGAAGCGCTTTCCTTTGTTCGCAATCCTTATACCTTCCTGGGTGAAGATGCCGCCAGTGTTATTGCCCCTGAAGAACATGAACAGGCACTGTTTGATGCCAGGATTTTCTTTCATCATTTCAGGTTGATACCGCAACTGAATGCGGAAAATAAGATCGCAGAAGTTACGCTGGTACTTGAGCCTGTTTCACCTGTTCCCCAGCCAGAAATCACTTTTGGGTTCTCAGCCCCCCGGGAGCTGGATAAATTCATACAGCAACTCGGTATTAGCGTCGCTGCACAGATGCCTGCCGGTTCATGGCAAGGTTACGAGCTGGAATTAAGTCAGTTCACTGAACAGCAGTGGCACGATTGCCAGGCACTTCTAACTCGCTGGCAGCAAGAAATAGAAGGAAAAGAATTTAGCGATGTGCTGGATATTGCGAAGTATGGCGATCGCGTGATTGGCATTGGTGAATTTGAAAAAATCTCCTCTCCCTGGCTGACCAAAGCGCAGAGTGAAAACTGGCTTCCAGATGACATCGATTTCTCCGCGTTTTCAGTCGAAACACTGTCTGGCTGGCAACCTGAAAACCTTCACCATTTCGATGAACTGCAGGAGAGAATTACTCAGGCAGAAGCTGTAGGTGAAACGCATATCACCGCACCATGGAATGACAGCCAATTACCGTTGGATGCTGCTAAAACCTTCAGTAAGAACTGGGAAAAACAGCAAAGCACTGCAAATGAATCTCAAGGCAACGTTGCAGATAAAACGGCCCGAGCCGTACTCAAAATTGAGCAGAATATTGAAGAAACGGCCTACATCAAACAGCGCCGCAATTCACTCCTCAATGCGCGTCATGCCGAGCCTGAAATTCCTCTGAGCCTTAAAGAGCATATCCGACTCAAAGACCATCAACGTGAAGGCGTAGCCTGGCTCCAGCAACTCTTCCTTCGTTCACCTGAGGAAACCGCAGGTTGCCTGCTGGCGGATGATATGGGGCTTGGGAAAACGCTGCAAATTCTGAGCTTCCTGGTATGGTTCATTGAAAAATTCCCGCAAGAACCGCCCAGTCTCATTGTTGCTCCTGTCTCTCTTTTAGATAACTGGGAACGTGAACTGGACAATTTCTTCTATACCGCAGGAATACCGGTATTGAAATTGTATGGCGAGACCATTAAAGCGGTGAAATATCCCAAACAGGCTATCCCTGCTCATCTGCAATCTCAGGGGATCAAAAACCTGCTTAAACCTGGCTGGCAGGGTGAGGCGAAAATCATCCTGACAACCTACGAAACGCTTCGCGACCAGGAGTTTTCTCTGGCACGCCAGCCGTGGTCCATTATGGTGTGCGACGAGGCACAAAAAATAAAAAACCCAGCTGCGTTAATCACACATGCGGCCAACGCGGTACAAGCCAGGTTTAAAGTGGCATGTACAGGAACACCTGTCGAAAACACACTTGTCGACCTGTGGAGCTTATTTGATTTTGCCCAGCCAGGATTGTTAGGGGCACTAAATGAATTTGGTAAACACTATGTTCGCCCCATCGAGAACGAAGATGGCCGCGATACGGAACGGTTGGAAAGCCTGCGAGCGCTGATAGAACCTCAGACTTTACGCCGAACCAAAGAAGAGGTTGCGCGTGATTTACCTCAGAAAATTGAAGTGGAAAGCTGCAAGCAATTGACGTTGTCTGGCGTGCAAAAACAGCTCTACCTTTCGTCCGTTGCAAATTGGCAACAACAGCAAGCACTGAGCGAAGGGATGCAGCAGGCCGGAACCGGTATGTTAGGTTTGTTACACCGACTGAAACTCATCTGTGCACACCCTGCAGTAGTTAATCCAGAACCACGTTTTCGTGATAACTCACCCAAGCTTAACTGGCTGCTGAAAATACTCGCAGAACTAAAACACACCACGAAAGATAAGGTCATTATTTTTACGGAGCTTCGAGATTTACAGCGCGAACTTCAACATGCGATCCACCAAAAGTTTGGTTTCCGCCCTGTCATTATCAATGGTGATACCAGCACTAAAAGTCAAAGTCAAAACAGCCGCCAGCGCCTGATTGATGATTTTCAGGCTCAGCCTGGGTTTGGGGTGATTATTCTCTCTACGGTTGCCGTCGGATTCGGCGTTAACGTCCAGAAAGCCAATCATGTTATTCATTTCACTCGCTGCTGGAACCCAGCCAAAGAAGATCAGGCAACAGACCGGGCGTACCGAATTGGGCAAACTAAAGATGTGTATGTCTATTACCCGACGGTGAAGGACACTGAAATCACCACATTTGAAGAAACACTGGATGACCTTCTGCAGCGTCGACGTGCATTGGCCAGAGATATGCTCTGCGCTACTCCCGATTTGAGTGGTGCGGATTTTGAGGCCATTTTGAAGGGGGCTTAACCGATACGAGTGGCAATACCACCAGCAGTCGAACCGATTCATTTGAAACGACACGTAGCCGCGATGGATCTGTATCACCTACCGACAGCTTGGGAAAGTCCCGAATTACAAATGTTCAGGGGAATACCATAACCTGCCGGACTTATTCGTTTGGAACGACGTGTTACGACTTAGTCCGAGGGAAACATGCCAGGTAAAAACCGAATATCCATCCTCAGCTTTAGCAAATACCTCCCCATACTCGCTACTTCATATTGAGAAGATATTGTGTTGCTCATATTGCTTTGAGCATGCTCTTCAGCGTTTACATGTGGATCGTACTACCCTGATGATCCGATGCGTTGTTTACTGCTTTTAACCTCTATATACAAAACCCCCACTAAATATTTTTCTGAGACTAACGGTAAATCATTATCTATCATGTAGTTACGATAGAATTGCATGTATCTGGCACAAAATAAGGTTTCATTACGTTCTATCTTGTTAAATATAAAGGGATCATTTCCTCCCAAAGTCACAATCTACAGGAACGGTTTCAATAACATCGGATCAATGATCCCCTCTGGAAAATCGTAAAGATGCTGACGCGCTGTCGTCTCCTTCAGTCCCGCTGCTTTAGCAAAATCGCTGACGGAGTAGCCTTCAGGCCACCAGCTCTGATAGTAAATATCAAAATACTGCCCCCACTCTGCGCTCATCGGGCGTCGTGATAGCTGTCGGGCAGCAGATTTCTGAGTCAGTTGATATTTCACAATATATTCACCAACGCTAAGACCATTCTCGACTTTTTCGCGCTGAAACTGGCGACGATGGTAAACCCAGAACAGCGCCCTAAGCGATGCGCCACCAGCTTTATGCAGCGCATTCCAGGCTCTGCGGTGCGGTATCCTGTAGCGTTGCGCGTATTCGGTTTGTGTAATGCCATGCAGAATCGCTTCACGACGATAATTTTGCTTGTGCCAGGCCCAGTCAATCTTCCAGCGGTCGCATCGCTCGCTGTAGTCCTGAGCTCTTTTCTGGCGGGCAACAGGCAACTTCAGAAAGTTTTCAAAGAGTGTATCCAGCGAGCACGCAACCGGATGGATATGCTGCGTTTGCAGACGTATCTCATTGGGCGTAAGTGGGCGATATTCGAGCCCCGTTAGACGTTCCAGCCGCCATTCATGATAGTTTTTTCGACGACGTCTATTCCCGGCATACTTCAAACGATACAGTGCCTGTTCAGCGTATGACATATTGAATCTCCTTTTGAAGCCAACCCCTCAGGATGCCAGGTGAGATAACTGCTGGTGGATAATCGCAGAGATAACGCCGGGCTGTTGAAGGATTTAAATCGTGCCAATTACAGTACTGAGCGACGCTGACTCCGCAGGGCCAGTAATTGTCGTAATAGCGATCGAAATGCCGTAGCCAGTGAGGAGATAGTTGAGGTTTTTCAGCTGCTTTTCCGCGCTGATACAGCTTCAGTAAACGCTGAATGCTGCGAATCTGGCTATTTGTTTCATAATCCAGAGAGTCAATCTCTGCGGGTTCATTATCACCGAGAAATAACGGGTCAAGCTTACCTGGCAGCGGACAGTAACGTTCGGCAGGTGGCTGGCATTGCTTGAGTTTGGCTGGAGTCCTGGGTTTAGGCTTTTGTTGCTTCAGTACTTTGTAGTGCTTGCGTCCGTACAACGGAATATGTTTTGCGATTCCGGTCTTAGTGGCGTATTTAGCGAAATAGCTCAACCTTAACAGAAGCTCCCCCAGGGTCTGCGAATCGCGCTTATGGACCATGTAGTATCCGTTTTTGGGAAACCAAACTTTCCCGTTAGTTGCCGAACTCCAGGTCTTCTCCACCAGCCCATTCAATACCTTTGGTGTACGTATGTGGTTCCCGTCCACCATGAGCACACAGTGATAGTGCTGCGCTGTCGCTTTGTCATGCTCACGAACCCAGAATATATCGAAAAAAGACTTTGGATAACGAGCACGTAATACCTGGGCTAATTGCTGGCAGAAGTCCGAAATAACCTGATTGTCATCTGTATAGCTCTTGAGATGTAAATCATAGCGAACAGCCAGAAAACGCGAAGTCCGCAGATAGGTTTGATTCACCGTATCAAAAAGGGCTTCCATGATCCTGGAATCATACTCTCCCTCTGCATGAAGTATCGGCCAGAACACTTCGTCATACAGAAAGTATCCTTGAGCATTAATCCACTGAGCTGCTTGCGAGGCCGGTATATTATTAATTACCGATGGTTTCTCGAACTGATGATCTCTATATTTTTCTAATTTATTCATTGAGTTACACAACACTTCATTCAGTGCTAATACAGCGTTTTAATCTGTAATTGTATTTCACGTTGTTTCACTGGATAAAAAAAAGCCGGACAAACCGGCTTAGGATGCAAAATGAATCTAATAAGTGTGATTTACTCAACCACTCCTCATACTGGCTGGCAGTCCAGCCGAGTGTTCTCCCTTGAATTTTACGGGGCTCAGGAAAAACCCCCTCATTCACCCAACGCCAGAGAGTAGTACGGCTGACTGCCAGCAGCTCAATCATGTGGTTGATTCGAATCAATCGCTGGGGCTCATGGAAGAAACGGATATTGCTTGAAAAGGTGTTTTCTTGTTCCATAAAGATTCCTTAAATCAGGAGTAACGATATGAAACAAGAGTAATTTTCTGATCGCGTGAGGTCGTGCATACCTTAGCAATGGAATCCGAATACCTTTACTATTTAGCTGATAAATATAACTTTATTTTTTACTCTTTTTCCGTTTTTCGTGTCCGGCAGTACGTAATGATTCGAATCCTTGAAAGGTTTCATCCTGAAGGATATTTCTTGTCTCGCGTAAATTTCGTTTGATAACCTCTGCGCTATGCGGAGGCTCCTTAATGGTAGGCCAGAAAAATGCCGCATACTTATAGAGCAGTTTTTCGAGATTACTGGCATTTGGCAGGCAATGACCATAGCTATCAGGCTTGAGCTTACCCTCTGCATCCAGCTTGTAGAGTATAGCGATGACTGCCCGATAGACTTCTTCACGCATTGCAGCATAGGACTCTCCTCGTGCTGCAGGTTCACGGGCAGCGGCTAGCAGCTTATCCCTCTCAACTTTCAGGCTCTCAATCTCCTCCTCAAGTTTTCTCACATAATCGCTGACAGCAGGAGCTGGGGATTTTTCAATATCAATGCCCAGTACCCGGATAATATCGGCACGGCGCAGTGCGAACTGCTCCAGATCGGCTTCACCAAGGGGGTATTTTTGTACTGAAGTGATCATCTCTTCGGGGCTGTCATAACGCCCGTTAGTCACCCTAAGCAATGCAGGAGTTAACTCTGGTCGTCCACTGGAATAATCATACTTTGGTATAAATCCAAACTCTCGCCATGAGTCCTGAAGAGATTCACGTTTGTAAAGAGGAGGCTTATGTTCATTCAGGCATTTGAGTAGCTGAAGGCTGAGCACATTAAGCGATTGATCCGGGAATCGTTTTTGCAGTGCTATGTAAAGCTCGTAAATAGAAATAAACCCAGTATCCGCTTCTGCTACCTGGCGCTGCTTTTGTCTTTGCTGCTCAATAATCTCATCAAAACTCATTTTCAAACCCATCAAACACTTCTCCGATACGGCGGCACATTCTGCAACACCATGCATTATATAGGGATTTTATTCACGCGTTCGGGAATGAAACTACGATACTACCCAACTGATTGTCAGATGATTAGCGGAAAATGGTGGTTGGCTATGCCGTGTTAAACAAGTACGCCAGTAAGTACGCGAAAAGAAATTCAGTAGATTTTATTGAAAGAGACTTGAGCTAACTTATTGATTTTAATGGTGCCGATAATAGGAGTCGAACCTACGACCTTCGCATTACGAATGCGTAAATTGATCTTGTAAAATCAATACCTATCGAATTTAAATGGATTTTTTGCCACAATATTGCCACAGTTCGTTAGGAATCAGACAGAAATGGCGACTATACGCAAACGTGGTAACTACCAATGGGAAGCTCAAATCCGTAAACGTGGTTTTCCCTCTCAAACCAAAACCTTTAACACCAAAGTAGAAGCAGAAGCTTGGGCCAAAATGATCGAGTCAGAAATGGCGAGAGGAGTTTGGCTTAGCCGCAGCGAAGCGGAATCTACGACATTGTATGAAGCCCTAACGCGATATGAAAAAGAGATTGTTCCCGACAAAAAAGGGGCAGTGCAAGACCGATCATTGGTGCGGATACTAAAAGCCACTCAGCTGGCGAAAAACTATATGGCCAGCATCAGGAGTGCCGATGTCGCCAAGCTGAGAGATGAATGGTTGAAAATCTATGCTCCTGCAACCGTTTTAAGGCGTTTGGCCTTACTTTCTCATGTATTCAATGTTTCGCGGAAAGAATGGGGCATGGAGAGCCTGCTGAACCCCGTAGAGGCCATTCGCAAACCCCAACCCAAGAACTCCAGGACCAGACGCCTGGAAGCGCTGCCTGTAGTTTCTGAGAAAACCGGTGTTACGTCAGGAAAGCAAATAGCCAACGAGATCGAACATATCATCGCCGCAACACATTCATTAGTATTGCCAGCAATCATTCTTCTGGCGTTAGAGACAGCCATGCGCCGTAGCGAAATCGCAGAGCTTCGATGGCGCTTTATCGATCTTGATCGGCGAGTTGCACATCTGCCGGATACTAAGAATGGTAATGCCCGCGATGTCCCTTTATCAACGAAAGCCATTACGATACTGTCCAGTCTCAAGGAACATTCTAAGCCAGCTGCTGATAAGGTTTTTGATATGCGTGCAGACGCGATTACCCGAGCTTTTGACCGAGCTGTAAAACGAGCCAGAGAACGATACGAGAAAACAAACTCATTATGTGATGAATCTTTCCTTAAAGATTTAAGATTTCATGACCTTCGACATGAAGCAACTTCTCGACTTGCTGAAATTTTCCCTATGCATGAACTAACCAAAATTACAGGACATAAAGATCCAAGAATGCTAATGCGGTATTATCATCCAAAAGCTGAAGATTTGGCGTTAAAGTTGAAATAAGGACGTTGTATGGATTATAAAAATAAGTTAGTTGATGCATCACCAAAATTAAACAACCCTCAACTATTGGCTATAATATACTTAATACCTTTTGGATACTTGATTGTAGAAAACCCATTATGGCTAGAAAATATATACATTGCCGCTCCAATTTTCCTATCATCTATAGCTTTATTAACCAGTGTATACATAGGATATCGTGATTTATTAAATAAAGTATTTAATAATGCAGTAGTTAAATGGGGCGTAACTGGCTTTACATATTCCGTATGCTTATGGATCGCAAAGTTTAAGCTTGACATAGCTTATGGTATAGTCCCAGAAAACCTTAATTACTCGACATTAGCTTATGCTTTCATGCTCTCATTTCCAATAGGGGCAATGATTTGTGCAATTACAGTCTATATATACATATTTTTGCGAGATGTATCCCCAGCAAAAATAGTAATATCCTCTATGATTTCAGTATATATTGGAAGCTTGGCTCAACATCATATACAGGTGAACAATCTTCCTGAAAAAATAATATTAATAGGACTTATAATTATGGTCCCCTATAACATGGTCAATTTAGCTAGTTCATTAGTTATTAAAAGGAAATTTAATTTTAATCGTTTAGTATCAGGCTTATCCCTTTTTGCTGTGTCAGTTGCTCTTTTTATTATTAGCATGACAGCGGTAATGACTCCAACTTATTGATAGTGTTTTATGTTCAGATAATGCCCGATGACTTTGTCATGCAGCTCCACCGATTTTGAGAACGACAGCGACTTCCGTCCCAGCCGTGCCAGGTGCTGCCTCAGATTCAGGTTATGCCGCTCAATTCGCTGCGTATATCGCTTGCTGATTACGTGCAGCTTTCCCTTCAGGCGGGATTCATACAGCGGCCAGCCATCCGTCATCCATATCACCACGTCAAAGGGTGACAGCAGGCTCATAAGACGCCCCAGCGTCGCCATAGTGCGTTCACCGAATACGTGCGCAACAACCGTCTTCCGGAGCCTGTCATACGCGTAAAACAGCCAGCGCTGGCGCGATTTAGCCCCGACGTATCCCCACTGTTCGTCCATTTCCGCGCAGACGATGACGTCACTGCCCGGCTGTATGCGCGAGGTTACCGACTGCGGCCTGAGTTTTTTAAGTGACGTAAAATCGTGTTGAGGCCAACGCCCATAATGCGGGCTGTTGCCCGGCATCCAACGCCATTCATGGCCATATCAATGATTTTCTGGTGCGTACCGGGTTGAGAAGCGGTGTAAGTGAACTGCAGTTGCCATGTTTTACGGCAGTGAGAGCAGAGATAGCGCTGATGTCCGGCGGTGCTTTTGCCGTTACGCACCACCCCGTCAGTAGCTGAACAGGAGGGACAGCTGATAGAAACAGAAGCCACTGGAGCACCTCAAAAACACCATCATACACTAAATCAGTAAGTTGGCAGCATCACCTCAATCCGCATGACTTTAAAAAAGACAATTTTTAGAAATAAGCCGGATAAAAAAATAGCTTTATCCGGCACTCATATTACAACCAGTTCTTCCGCTTAAAGTACAGATACGGTGCCAGGCCCGCGAGGATCATAAAGATAATCGCGGCAGGGTAGCCGAAGCTCCACTTCAGTTCTGGCATAAACTCAAAGTTCATGCCATAGCTGGAAGCAACGAGCGTCGGCGGCAGGAATACCACGGATACCACCGAGAAGATTTTGATGATGCGGTTCTGCTCGATGTTGATAAAACCCATTGCCGCCTGCATCAGGAAGTTCACCTTCTGGAACAGGGATTCGTTATGCGGCAGCAGGGATTCGATATCTCGCAGGATTTCACGCGCCTGCTCCAGTTGCCCACCCGGTAAACGCGCTTTACGCACCAGGAAGTTGAGCGCGCGCTGGGTATCCATCAGACACAGGCGAACTTTCCAGCCGATATCTTCCAGTTCCGCCAGAGTGGAGAGCGCCTCGTCGTACTCATCGCCCTGATGCCCTTCCATAATCACCCGGCTCAACTGCTCCAGGTCGCTATAGATATTTTCAATTTCATCTGCCAACTGTTCGATTTTGGTTTCGAACAGATCCAGCAGCAACTCGTAGGCGTTACCGTCTACCATCGACTGGCTACGGGCACGCATACGATACAGACGAAAAGCGGGCAGTTCACGCTCACGCAGAGTAAACAGACGACCATCACGGATGGTAAATGCCACAGTGGAGTTACCGGCGTGATCTTCCGCATCTTCAAAGAAGAAGAAGGAGTGAATATGCAGGCCGTCGTCGTCTTCAAAGAAACGTGCCGATGCTTCGATGTCTTCCAGTTCCGGGCGGGTTGCCAGGCTCTGGCCAAGTTCAGATTGTAAGCGCAGTCGCTCGTCGTCGTCCGGTTCGACAAGATCAATCCATACTGCATTTACAAGGGGTTGTGACTCTTCGACTTCCAGCCGGGTCAGTCGGTTATTTTCCAGTTGAAATGCGCTCAGCATGACCGGGACTCCCAATGCTTAAAATATCGGACAGTTCGGTGGGCACACAGAAACAAATTGGGTTTCAGACCATTAAACAGCCTGACTCAGCGCGACGGGAAAAATTGAGGTCGCTGACAACCGCTAAGGCTATCAGCAAAAAGGGATAGCCTTAGGAGTTGATCCTGGATGACAGGATAGTGAGCCAGTATCTACTGGGTGTGTCCAAGGCGAATGTCCTCTTAGAGTGATCGTGCGCGCATGTTACGCCAGCAAAATTTTGCCGTCAACACGCAACAGAACACCACAGAACAATAGTTGAACTTCGCGCTTTTTGGTACTCGTCAAGGTCGCTAACAGGATAAAAAAATCCCACATCCAGGACCTATAATGGCGCATCAGCTACTCATTGGTAAAGGAATGATCACCTTGAATCTCAAACGGATTTTTCTCGCCCTCACCTTACTTCCCTTGTTTGCTGTTGCCGCTGATGATTGCGCACTCTCAGATCCGACGCTGACCGTACAGGCGTATACCGTTAATCCTCAAACAGAGCGGGTGAAAATGTACTGGCAAAAAGCCAATGGCGAAGCGTGGGGAACGTTACATGCTCTGCTGGCGGATATTAATAGTCAGGGTCAGGTGCAGATGGCGATGAACGGCGGCATCTATGATGAAGGGATGCTGCCAACTTACTGATTTAGTGTATGATGGTGTTTTTGAGGTGCTCCAGTGGCTTCTGTTTCTATCAGCTGTCCCTCCTGTTCAGCTACTGACGGGGTGGTGCGTAACGGCAAAAGCACCGCCGGACATCAGCGCTATCTCTGCTCTCACTGCCGTAAAACATGGCAACTGCAGTTCACTTACACCGCTTCTCAACCCGGTACGCACCAGAAAATCATTGATATGGCCATGAATGGCGTTGGATGCCGGGCAACAGCCCGCATTATGGGCGTTGGCCTCAACACGATTTTACGTCACTTAAAAAACTCAGGCCGCAGTCGGTAACCTCGCGCATACAGCCGGGCAGTGACGTCATCGTCTGCGCGGAAATGGACGAACAGTGGGGATACGTCGGGGCTAAATCGCGCCAGCGCTGGCTGTTTTACGCGTATGACAGGCTCCGGAAGACGGTTGTTGCGCACGTATTCGGTGAACGCACTATGGCGACGCTGGGGCGTCTTATGAGCCTGCTGTCACCCTTTGACGTGGTGATATGGATGACGGATGGCTGGCCGCTGTATGAATCCCGCCTGAAGGGAAAGCTGCACGTAATCAGCAAGCGATATACGCAGCGAATTGAGCGGCATAACCTGAATCTGAGGCAGCACCTGGCACGGCTGGGACGGAAGTCGCTGTCGTTCTCAAAATCGGTGGAGCTGCATGACAAAGTCATCGGGCATTATCTGAACATAAAACACTATCAATAAGTTGGAGTCATTACCCTCATTCCAAAAAGAAACCTGCCACAATTTTGCCACACTCACAACGCGCAAAAATGCACATTTGTGTTAAGAAAAGCAAAACAACGCAACAGTAACCAGATGATTTTATTAGAAAAAATGGTGCCGATAATAGGAGTCGAACCTACGACCTTCGCATTACGAATCTGTAGCACCAATCATAACTATCTGTTTTAGCAAGCATTAACCGCATTCACCAAGCAATAGTTGATGGCACAAACAGAAAGTTGATGCATGATGTTGTCATGTGTATGTCACAAATACGGCACAACGATCTTCAAACATGTAGCCACCCAGCATAGAAGAGCACAAAGCCTTGCAATCAAGTGCAAAACTTTGTGTACCATAGTTTTTCCTTATCAACTACCGCAAGTATCGATCGATGGAGGCTTGGATGTTAAATTTCATGACTTTGATCACTTGGTGCATCACGAAACTATCGAAGTGCAACTCGCTCATGCCAACGGCGGATCTGTGCGTGGAATATACAACCATGCTCAGTATCTAGATAAGCGCAGAGAAATGATGCAGTGGTGGGCTGACTGGCTTGATGGAGAGAAAACATAGGACAGGTTTTCAGCCAGTGTCAGTGAAATGGATCTCCTGTGCATGAGCAAATTAGAATAACATTGCATAGTCACAGTATCGATCATGATTCACAGCAATGATAGAATACAAATAATTTTAACATGTTTCTACCGAAACAATCGCACCTGTAGCATTCGTCTTTTCTGATGTAATTAACATTAAATGGTATAGCATATGGAACTGAAATATAGACCCGAAATTGATGGGTTGAGAACATTAGCTGTTTTACCTGTTATCTTTTTTCATGCAGGCGTTCAATGGATTCCTGGAGGTTTTCTTGGAGTAGATGTTTTTTTTGTTATTAGTGGTTTTTTGATTACCAGCATTTTGCTAAAAGAATGCAGCAATGGAACATTTACATTCTCTGGATTTTATGAGAGAAGGGTTCGCAGAATTGCACCAGCATTAATTTTAATGACATCAGTAACATTCATTATATCATTATTTGTGATGGTCCCATATGACCTAAAAAATCTTGGTCAATCAGTAGTTGCAACTATTTTTTCAGCAAACAATATATTGTTGTACCTAACATCAGGATACTGGTCTACAGCATCTGAATTTAAACCATTATATCACACATGGAGTCTGGCTGTAGAAGAACAGTATTATCTTGTGGCACCTATAATAATATATATTATTTATTCAATTAATCATAATAAATTAATAAAAAATAGTTTTATATTCATGCTGTTAGTATCAATTGCCAGTTTTTTATTTGCAGCAATTGAGACAACACATAATAGAGAGTTTTCATTCCTCATGCTACCCTCTAGAGCCTGGGAGATCGCACTCGGCGGGATTGCTGCTATTGCTCATTCGAAAATAAAAAGAAAAAGCAATGCATTATCATTCATTGGTTTTTTGTTAATAATATTTAGTTATTTTCTTGTTAGAGGAAAAATATCACACCCAGGACTCGAAACATTGATGCCAGTGATTGGCACATGTTTATTTTTGATGCATGCCAACTCACATAAAGGCGTAGGAAAGATAATGTCAATAAAACCAATGGTATTATGTGGTATGATAAGTTACTCATTATACCTTTGGCATCAGCCAGTTTTTGCATTTATAAGACTAAACTCTCAGTTCGAGCCATCAACAATATATTTTATTGTTTCTATACCTTTTATTTTTATTATATCTTTTGCATCATATTTCTTTGTTGAGAAACCATTTAGAAACAAGAAAAAAACTTCTACAAAAAAGATTGTATCATACGCAATAGCATCGTCGTTAGTGTTATCAATATCTGGTTGGTTGATGCACAAGACATATGGATTGCAGAATATCAGGCCAGAGCTTGCCTATGGCGGCAATCCTCAGGAGTATGTGGACAGCCCTAAACGATTAAAGAATATTGACTTTTCAGATAATGGAAAGAAAATATTAATCATGGGTAATTCATATGCGCGAGATATCATTAATGTAATATCTACTAAATTAAACCTTGATGATCTTAATATTGTTTATTTTGAAGGAAATTGCTACGAATCAATAAATAACTCTCACAAATTAGATTATTACTTGAAAGACGCAAACATTATTATTTACTCTGACAACTGGGGTGGGGAGGAGTATAATAACAGCGTAGAGAAATTAAAATACTGCTACGATAACGTAAAGTTAGCATCCAACGCTAAGGTATACATGGTAGGGACAAAAAACTTTGGGTATAACAATAACTTTGCCACTAACTTATCTAAAAATGATCGAATCTTAGCGAAAACATACCCACTATCAAAGTATTTACAGTTCAATAATGATGCAAAATTAGAGTTAGGAAATGATTATATAGATGTATTTAGTCTTATTCAAGATGAGAATGGGATGGTTAATGTTTTTGATGGTGATGGTAAGTTTTTATCATATGATACCAATCACTTAACTAAATATGGGGCAAGTTACTTAGGTGATATTTTATCAAAAAAAACAGATTTGTTTCATAGTTTAAAATAACCACCCCCATTGGAGGTGGCGCTGAGGTATAATTATAATAATAGAATCCTAAGCCACCTCACCCCTCCATGAGCAATCAACAATACCTCCGCGCACCATCTTCCACCGCATGTTGTACGATGCCGAAGGAACAAGCTTTATACCAACACCAAGATTGGGAACTGTTTCAACTGATTTAATCCAAGCGTTATTTGAATTACTGTACGTGAATGTTAATTGCTCTGTATTAGTGTAGAAGTCATCAGTGCATGTTGTTATTGCCGCTGAAGTATTTGCGTTATCCGCCCCGTTATAATAATACAGCTCAAAGGCTATGTAGCCGTGGTTCTTCATCCTCGTAGCAAACACGCCGCCCGTGTTTCTTGCCGCGATACCACCCTGTTTGAATGTGGTGTTACGCTCACCTTGCACGCTTCCCGCATTGATAGTCTGGAACGGAGTAACATCAGCAGAACTGTACTTGTCATTGTACAACTGCATAGCCCCGCCCATTTTATCTGTGTAAAACACATAAGATTCAAGGTGGTAAGGGGATTGGTTTTTAATGGTATTATACGATTTTATCTCGTTATAGAAATCGGTGTCATTTGTAATATCCTTAAAGGAACTTATGATTAGGTTACTTTCCCACGCAAAGGCTACATAGCTTCCATCACCCATACCAAAAAACTCCTTAGCAAAATTTATTTGCTTTGTTTTATCAGAGAAGCTTGTTGGTTCAGTGAACATTCCGAGACAAGGCACTATCTTTGAATTTGGGGATTTATATTGCATTTCAGCCCAGCACAGTACAGCGGTCCTCTTGTTTTCGGCAGAATCCCTAGAAGAGTATGCATATGCATCCACAAAAATCAAATCGTACCCAACACCGTTATACCCAGAAGGGACTGTTTGGTTATCAAACGAAAAAATCCCGTTGTCAGCTATACATAAAGCTTTACTGGTAAATGCCTTGAATGCATTTATACGAGTGGCTTGAGCAGTTGCAGATACCGAATGGTTTTGCGGTTCATCAAACAAGTAATAGCCGATAACGCAATCTCTGCCGTCAAGGTCTGTAGCCGGGGTGTTTGTCTGCCCGTACACAGTACCACCAAGTATAAGTTTCAATCCAACAGCTTCCGCGGCGTTACAAGCTTTTTCCATATTCCCGCCGTTTGTCCACGCTTGACCGTAGTGGATTAGTGTATTAAACCCCGCGGTTTTTAGTTGTAACATGTCACAAATATCAAACACGCGATGAACGTATACAGCCTTCATTAGTGAATGGTCTACAGGTATTTCACTATCAAGTTCACATGGAACGTTTGGTAGTCTTGTGTATGTAATCGTTGCTTTTCCGGTAATCCTTGCACCTTGTGGCCAGTCAAAACTAGATAATGTCGTGGCACCGCTGATATGCGCAACCCCTGTTTTACCTATGGCTGCAAGAACATAAGGCTTAGCGTCCTCTCCACTACCATATATATATCCATACAAAGAAATATCAGACCAATTATAGCTAGAATTATACTTTATTGAGTCTATTTCTTCTTGTACTGTTTTACCAGTTGCGGTCCCTACAAGAGATGCCCCGTTATCTGAAGAGATAGTCTGCCTAAACTGATCCGGGTCATACTTAAGCACATTAGGAAAATAGAACTGCTGCGCCCCATACGCATCATAAACAGCCATAGAATGGCCTTGCACAGTTACGAACTTGGCAATCTGTCCGTTATATACCGGATATCCAGCGGCGTTAATGATGATTGGTTGCGGAACAGGAACGTGAGAACCGTCTTCATTCTCTACATAAATCTGAATCTGGTTTTCAGGATTTACCGGGTCAGTGTCAATTTTTCCGATATAAATTTTGCCATTGGCTACGGCTTTAAAAGAACGCGCCATAGTGAAGAGTTGCGAAGGCATGCTTACCACAATATTTGCGGTGATATCTGACATTTCATTGCTCCAGACGAATGATATGATGCAACCATGATGTGATTGCATACCGAAATGGTACTATTGAGTATTTATCCAGTAGGTTACGATGCCATTCCACCCAACTGGTGAGGCATCAAGGATGTACAGCAAATACGACGAGGCGCAGTTTCACTTGAGACTTCCGCATGAACTCCACGCGAAAATTAAACAGCGCGCGAAGATGAATAACAGGTCGCTGAACTCAGAGATAATTGCAGCGATTGAAGAATCATTGGCTAAACAAAGCTCTGCATCAGTTTACATTGACGATGCAGAGCGTATGGCAGAACAACAATCTGATATGGTTAAGAAAATTGTCTTTGATACGCTCAAGGAGCTATATAAAAAAGACAGCAGCTAACCATCAGTTACGGAGGATTTATGCAAAGAGATATGCTGAATATCGCGTTCTACATATTTGGTTTTTGCACGTTCCTGGTGTTTGCGAAGCTATTCTGACAACGCATCAGACTTGGCACCCTGAGTCAGGGCGTTAATGGCCTTTTGTGCCTGCTGCATGGCTTTCTCAAACGCTGTTGATCCGCGTGGGGTATTTGCCATTCGGAGCATTGCATTTCTGAATGGCTCGCTCTCATAGGCGCGAGTAAGAAGTCCGTAGCTTACCGCTGCGCCAGTTGTCGCCGGGTTCATTGCCGTCCCATATCCGATAATGAACGGGATGGTTTGCTGCCCTGTTGGTGTTGTTACTGCTGCTTTTGCAGCCTGCTGCGTGGATTGCAGGTAGTTTTTCAATCCTTTCAGATAAGCGGCTTCCTGACCTTTAAATGTGATGCCAGTCTGGTTTTGCAGGATATTAAGCTGCCGAAGGAACTGGTCAGGGGATCCGCCAGATTTCTCCATCGCCTTTCCAATGATGCCATTGCGCATTTGCGCCCTGCCAACACGACCAACTGAGTTATACAGCGTCTTAATTTCCGATTTGTTCTTGCTGAATAGCATGTTGTTGACAACTTCCGGCGTCAGGTCGCCTTTCATGAGAACATTCTTCAGCCTGGTATTCTTTAGTTTCGCCGCTTCGTCAGCGTATACGGCATTGGCCTGCTGATATTTACGGAGAGTATCGTTGCCAAGATTCTGACCAATGGCACCATTGATATCGTCCGTCATCGACTTGTAAACGCGCTGAATGGCAGCATCGGAACGGTTTGGTAACACTGGTCGTTCACCCTTCACGTCCATTCTGAACTGGCTGCGCAGATCGCTTAATTGCTTCAAATCCAGATTTACCGGACCATCAGGGCCAGCATTGCGAACAAGCTCATCACGATATGACTGAAGTTTTGAAATGGTCTCGTTATCAGCAACCTTACCAAGCTTCTGCAGGTTAGATATTTCTGTATCAATCTGCTGAATTGCTCGCACAGGCTGAATGTTTACTCCAGCCATAGCATTCTGAACCTGCTCCAGTCGATTACCGGCGGCACGACGAATTCCTGATGTTTTCGCTTTAAGGCTGTCAATAACAACCGCTGGATCATACTCACCGAATTTATCAGCAAATCTCTGCACCAACTGGCTTCTCGCTTCCTGTTGCGTTGCTCTCATTCCGCTTGTGCCAGCCAGGGGGATATTTTCTGCTGTAGTCTGCGCCATTTTCCCGACGCGGGAAGTAGGCTGTAACAGGTCTGTGGTGTGCAGAGGAACTCCTTCACGCTCTGCAAATCTGATAGCCTGCTGCGCTTCTGGCGCAATAGCACCACGAACGCCACGATAAGCAGCACCTAATCCACGTCCGGCAGCGTTAATAGCACCGCCAGCCAGCACACCAACGCCTAAATCGGTGGCGAGTGCTTCCGCATCATCTTTCGCACTATTTGCAGCAAGTGATCCAACTGCGTTTTCTGCGAGAAGTCGTGTTGCCCCCTGAGCAATTCGACCAGCAAGTGTTGGTGCCTGTGTTGCTGCTCTCTCAACGCCAGCAGGAGTGAGGTAAGGCAATGCTTCAGCAAATACCATTCCCTCTGTCGTTTGTGGAGTCAGCGCGCCTTGCTGAAGGCCAAAGTCCTGCTCTAATCCATGCGTTGTTACTCGTGGCGCGGGTTGATATGTTCCATCGCCAATGCCGAGTTTACCGCCAGCCCATGCAGCCGCGCTTGTTACAGCATCGGCAACTGATGCAGGTATGTTTGCCACGTTCACGCCAGCCTGCACCAGTCCGCGACCAGTCTCTTTCACTGCTTCACCAAGATCAGACATAAATCCACTTTGCTGTGGTTGTTGCTGTGCTACTGGTTGCTGTGTCTCCACTGGCTGCACAGATGGCAATGGATAGGCTGCATAGAAAGCTTGCTTAGCCTGCTCTGCATTTCCTCCGGCTTGCGGGGCCACGACTTCATTGAAGTATTGCTCCTGAGCCTGCGCTTTTTGTTCTGGTGCTAACGCCTGATACTGTGGAGAGGCGATAACATCTTTCCATGCTTTAGCCATTAATCACCCCATAGTGAAGAAAAGTTACTGCCAGTAGTAGATTGTTGCCCTGGCATATTCTGTACTGGCTCCTGATAATCAAACTGTTTTTTAACAGTGCTCAATTTGCTTTCAAGCTGATTTCTAATCTTTCCGATAGAGTCACGAAAAGCCTTTTCACTCATTTTGGGGCTTAGGGCACCAACCGCATCGGATAATTTTTTACCCTCAGCATCTGAAAGAGCGCCCATACCCTTCAGGGACTGCACCATAGGAAGGAATGTTTGAGCTTTAAAGGTGTCGAGCCTTGCTTCAAAGTTAGCCGCATCAGAGCCAGGAACTGTCGGAAACGCTGAGCGAATTCCTACTGCTTTTGAAAGGCCTGGGCTTTGCTCTATCTCGTTGAGAGAATCAAGCGCGGTGCTGAACGTATCAACTGCACCCTGAGCGGCGGCCTGCCTGTCAGCGCGGGCTATGTCAGCCTTTTGCCGAACATCTGCCTGTTTCTGTTTTAGCTCTTCAAGCTTTAACTGATTGCTTTCTCTGGCTATCTGTCTGTCCAGAGCCTTTTCTTGTAATTCTGCTCTTTGTATTTCTCGGGAAAGAGCAGCATTCTGTGCGCTGATGTTCTGTCCACGTATCTGGATGTCCTGACCTCGAGCTGTTAGTGCTTCTCCAGCCTGATTGCTGCGGATTGTCTCTGCAAGTTTGCCTCGGTCAATTTCACGACCAGCCATCTTGTCCTGAACATTGAAGTAATCAATCGGACCAAGAGCAGCCATTCCGAGGTGATCAACAAACTCGCCAAATCCTGAAGGATTCTGCTGATACATCTGAGCAACGTTGTTAGGGTCAACGCCGACGCGCGCCAGTTCCTTGGCGTTGTTTTGCAGCCATGATTGCATTGCTTCTGGAGACGATGACGCAAGGCGTGCGCCAGCCGCTAAGGTGCCGATAGAATTACGCTGGTCTTCATCAATGAATCCCATGCCTTTACGAACGGATTCAATCTGGTCTGGATATTGAGTAGCCAAATGACGCAAAGCACCGCGATCACCAGAAGCATAAGCATTAGCGTATGCCTGCTGAAATTCTTTCTGCCGCTGAGCCTGCTTTTCCTGCTGAAGCACCCCTGCAATACCTGAAAGGCCTTGCAAAGCAGTCAGCCCAACATTGTTAGCGCCTGAACGCTCAATATCATTGTTCTGCCTGATAAGCTGAAGCGTATTGCCGATGTCATTTACGCTCGGAGCGTTTGAGTTGACGCCGCCGATACCAGCCAACAATCCGCCGTTTGTTCCTTGCCAAGTAGCCATGATTACCCCTTAAAACAACGAGCCAAGCAATCCGATACCAGCACCAATGCCAGCGCCCCAAGGCGTTGATGTTCCCAAAAGGCTGGCAAGACCTGCACCGGCAATCGCACCAGACGTGCCACCGCTAATTGCAGTCTGAAGACTTGATGGTTTATTGGCATTAGCAGCGGCAAGTGCTGCACTTTGCTGTGCAATGCTGCTCATGTTGTTGGCGTACGTCTGCCCGGCGTTTGCCTGACCTTGCAGCGCACCAAGCCCAACGTTTGCCAGATTGTTGTAATTGCTCATCTGGTTTGATAACCACGACTGACCGAGAGTCGGAGCAATCGTAGCCAGTTGATTGCTTGTGGCTGTCGAACCAAGTCCTCCCGTAGCCTCCGCAGCAGCAAGACTCTGGTAACGAGCCTGACCTGCAAGGTCTTTATACTGCTGAGAGTTGTAATACTGATTAAGTGCCTGACCCTGTCCTTCTAAACTGGAAAGGTTCTGAAGCTGGTTAACATACTGCTCCGCAAGCGGCGTGAACGGAGCAAGGTTTTTCATGATCGTCTGCCACTGCTGATTTTGCAGGTCTGCGGCATACTTCTGAGCTTCTGCTGCATACTTTGCGCTTTTATCAGAGCTACCACCTTTCCCGCCTTTTTCATGGCACCAAGGTTCCTCGCCGCGCAGTTTTCTGCCCAGCTTAAATGCATATAACATGGCTATCTCCTGTGATTCAGGAAGTCGATTAGTTCTTCGCGTGTGGCGCTGTAAAATGTCACGTCATCCACGCCTTTGAAGTATTTCTTGATGGTTCCGACACGCTTAAGGCCAATCATTGCGCAGTACATCTGACCGTGGCGGAATTTGCGTGCGGCGAACGATGTGACGCACTGAACGGTGGTGTTAGTCAGAATGTATCGCCAGAACGCCAGCCCGATTTCCTTGCTGAATCCACGAACCTCTGGCAGGTACATGGCGTGGCAATCAAAGGTCAAAGGCTGAATCTCCTGATAGTAAACAATTCCGCCGAACTGCCCGTGCACGTTCACCTCAAAGTAACGGCAATCAGGTTTGTAGTCGTATCCATCACCGTTGTTGCTCCCGGCGATAATGTCAGGGTGATTTCCGACTGCTTCGATCAGGTCAATGTTTCGCGTTGGTTTGAATGTAATCATCAGTCAATCAGCCCATGTAATCTAAGTGCCGTTTCAAGCGCCAGAATACGCTGCCGCGCCTGCTGCAAACCTGTAGCGAGAGCTGCGACTTCGGATTGTGTGTACGTAGTGCCGACAGTGTATGACTGGTTAGCGTTGAATGAGCCGCGAAGAGCCGTACCTGTAGCCGCTGTCCACCCTGTCTGACGAGCACCAATAACCTTGGTGCCGCCGACCGAATAGGATGTTGTTACATTGAGGGGGGATGCCAGCGATTGTGTTGCAGTGGCTGTTTTCGATACATAGTCGTCCTGTAATGCAGAAATGTTGCTCTCAGCAGTCGTAACCCGGCCATCAAGAGCGCTGACGTCAGCCTGTAAAGTGACTATTTCTCCTTCAGCCGTGGTTAGTCTGACATCCAGCGCTGCAATTGCCGCAGTATTCGCAGCAATACGGATTTCATGGTCGTCTACGTCGATGCGGAGCTGACGAATTCTTTCTTCGTGATCGACCAGAATCACATCCTGCTCATCGTTCCTGACCTGTGCATCATAAGCGCCCTGTCCGGCCTCGTTGGCCTTATTCGCCACGTTACCAACATCAGTACCCTGTGCGATAACGTAAAGCAAATACGACTGCGAGAAGATATTGCGTGGAAGGATTGATGTATCGAGCCGCGTCGCCTGCACAATAACAGGGGTGTTGAGATTCGAATCAGCCATTACTCAATCCTTATCTGGCAGCCTGACAGAGTGACAGGTGACTTCGTGATAACGCGCAATTTGAAGCCAACATTTTTCCTGATGCGCCCTACTCGCTTCCACAAAACACGTTTGTCGTAAACGAACGGTTCATTCTGCTCAATCATCTGCTCACGACCGTAATTGATGCCGTCAGTGGTTGCAGAGAGGAACAGGCGGTCGGCGTACTGCGCAACGCCAGTTGACGATTCAACCTCAAGGTCGAACACTCTGGCGTTATCCGCTTTGAACAACGGAGTAAACAGCAGGTGTTCCTGCTGCTTGTCGTACTGGCTGCTGATATCGAACTGCAATTTCCCGGTCACGGACTCCAGCTTATCGCCGCACGTTATCTGATTGCCTTCGTAAATGAAGTCGATAGCGCGGTACACATCGTCATACAGTCCTGTTTTCAGTACGCACCATTGCGGACCATTAGCGCTTGAAGATGCGTCGTACACGAGAACATGGCGCGGAAGGTGGATAATCAGCAACTCATGAGCATCAAATCGCAGCGATTCCATCACACCATCAGCCAGTTCATCAGCAGTGTAGGAGCGTAGTATTTTCTCAATGCTCGCGCTGGCGATTGGTGACACCTGACCGGAGCCGATGATATATACAGACGGTGCACCTGTTGCCGGATTGCTGATGAAAGCATAGGAATCAGCAAACGGCGTTTTGCAGTAAGTCCCGGCGATGCCTTTTTGCACCATCAGTGATGGCTGCGCGACATACAAAGCAGCACCAACGGTGGTTGCGCCAGTAAGGGAGAAATATTCAATAGTCGATGAACCAAAGCAGACGATGAAGTCTCGCCATGTTCCGATTCCGATGATGCCGTCAGGTTGCGATTCTGCACGATATTGTGCGCTGTATCGGTCAGGATGTGATTCGTCTTCAAGGTCAGTGATGAACCATGAATCAGTACCGTCTTTTGACCACGCATAACGCCCACGTAAGCGCGTAATATCACGAACCGAACCTAACTCATACTGCGTAAACCCGCTGTCTGCAGGCCAGTTTGAGACGGTTTTAACCGTGCCATCATAGCGGTATTCGACCAGTTGCCCGTTAACGCCTACCGCCTGTGATGTTCGACCATGCGCCATTGATACGCGACCACTTCCGGCAACATCACCGACTTCACTTTCTCCTTTGTACAGCTTGCCACCACACACGCGATAAACAGCACCCTGCGCCATGTTGTACTCGACGCCGCGAGATACACCGTTCACATCAGAACGTTTGGCAATGCCCGGGAATGAGCGAAGATATCCGCTGCTGTTGAGTATTTCTTTGGGTGTAGCCAGCATATTCACTGGCAGATAGTCGATATAGTCGGCGTTTCGAAAGTCTTTGCCGACACCTTTCATAAGCGGAAGTTGCTGAATCGGCATTTATTCGCTCCCGTTATCGCAAGGTTCCTTTCGGTGGAAGTAATTCCAACCGTTCCACTTCGCCAACTGGTTACCGCTACCAACAGGCATACGGTTTGGATAACCGGACTTACATTTAGCGGCTTTTGCTCTGTCCATTGCAGACAGTTTGACGAGTCGCTCTTTCCCGTATCTGGCAGTGGTTATAAGTTTTGCAGACGCTTCCAGCGCATAATCTGGAGCAATGCGGCAGGCAAGGTTGAAAATGACGGCATTTATAGCGTTATTTGATAATCCGTGCTCATCTCCCGGATCTGGAGCGACATCTGCATCAGCAAAAATGTAGCCAACGTTGATACCAGGTGACACATCACCGCCAAGCCATTCAGCCATCATCATTTCAAGGTCGTTGACGCCATCTTCCATGGACTGCGGTTCGACATCGGTTAACGTGGCATTTGATGCCACACCGAGCTTACGTAATGCCGCAAGAACTAAATCACCCTTCGTTGTCAGGTTCATCTGCTGCCGCCTTAGGTTTTCGACCAGGCTTTTTACGCTGTTTTTCTTCTGGCTCTGGCTCTGGCTCTGGCTCTGGCTCTGGCTCTGGCTCTGCAACATCCTTCAGAAGATCATCAGGATGTGCAAACCAGCCAGCATCCAGATATTCCTGAAGCTCTTCGGCTTTCACGATTTCAAAGTCGTATCCAACGCCTTTCCACTTCTTCATGTCTCCATGACGAAAGATCATGTGTGTCATGCTTGTCTCCAGATAAAAAAGGGAGCCGAAGCTCCCTCTGGTTATCACGCGGTCTGGTTAGGCAGACCAACACCAATTGCCTCTGGTCGTACAGCACATGCTGAATACCACACAGCAATACGGCACTTGCCAGACAGAGTGTTGATATCCCCCTGCGTTGCGAAGATGCCGTTAACACCAATACCTGGAATGCTGAAGGAAGAAGTTTTCATGCCAGCAAACAGTTCATGGGTTACCGGAATCGGCTGAGACAGCAGGCGGATTGAGTCATCAGCCCAGAACACGTTAGCGGTGGTTGTTGCCACGTTCAGAACGTTTACCGGAGTGGTATCAGCAAGAGAGGTGTTTACGTTAGCGTAAGCCTTCTCTTCTTTTGTCAGTGACGCGTCATCCAGCGCAATCGGCTTCGGCGTGATTTCGATGTGAGTACCATCGATCACACGGGTGATTGAGAAAGTCGCATCATCAGTCAGCACGTTCTTCGCCATCTGAGACAGGAATTTCACACCAGTGAAGCTGATTTTGTCGCCGCGCTTAAATCCGGCGGTGGAGGATACGGTCACCTTTGCAACACGGTTATCGACGTTCTCTTTGTTACCATCGGTATCAATGGTGTATGCCTGCGGCTTAAACTTCTGCGCACCAGAAACAGTTACACCAGTAGCGGTTGACTTAGTAACTGCCGGAAGTTTCGGTGAGCGAAGAATTTCATCAAAGCCAGCAATCTGACGCTGAATAGTACCGTTGCGATACGCGTCTTCAGGAACGCGCCCAAAGATGTCACCATCTACCAGGTTGCGGCCTGCTTTGCGGTAATCGTCAGGGTTCAGGAAGTAACTGATGCCCATATCGCGGTTTAGCTCACGGGAGAACATCAGGCGCTCTGCATCAGACACAAAATCCCAGCCAGACAGGCCAGTAGATGGACCAATTGCGCGGGTATCGTGAACAACAAGTGAGCCCATTTCAGTTGCCTGTTTGGCAATTGCTGACTCAATGTTATTCGCCAGTTTTTTGGCGGATGCCTGGATGCGGCGACGGTAAGAACGCTCATCACGCAGATCATCTGCACGAAGCTCGAAGAAATCGTTATCCGGATCGCCCATGTTGCATTTCACGGAGAGTTCCAGAATCCCGGTTGCGTTGCCAGTTAAATCCCAGCCAGTCTGGGTTGGAGCTTCCTGCTCAACAGGCATCCACACGGTGTTGCTTGAACGCTGCATGGATTCTGCCGGAGGGGTGTATTTTGTCACTTTGGACGCCATTGGCGTCAGGTTCTGGACGGTTTCGATGATTTCATCCAGAGCATATGTGACCAGTTGACCTTCATTTAATGCCATTATCGAATTCCTTTATTCAGTTGCGCCTTAAGCTTGCGGTACGTCTCTACATCCCCTTTGTTTGCTGCCACCTCAATCTGCTTTTCAATCGCAGAGATATTTGCAGCAACAGCATGTCCCTGAATGGGTTCATCAGGTAACGGGGCTTCTGAAACAGGCTTGGCTCGAGGCTTGAGAGTTAAACGTTCTGACAGTCGAGTGAGTTCAATCAGCGCGGATTGCCCGTCCATCGCCAGCAACTGGCGTGTTTTCTCAGGATTAGCACCAAGGTGATACATGAGAGCGGCGGATTTCTCCGGGAAGAGGCGCATGATGTCGGCACCGACTGCTGGCGGCACCAGTTGCATGAATGCATCCTCTTTCTCCTGATAGTCAGGGATATTGAGCTTTTCCGCTGCGTCGTAGTGCTTACGGGCTGCCTCGACGTATTGCGCTGATTGCTGGGTGAACTCCTGAGTTTTGCGACCCTGCTCGGCGACAGCCTGGCTTCGTGCGTCCATAGCCTTGATCTGCCATTCACTGTTTGCCTGCTGGAAGGCAGCCAGTGCGCGGCTCTGGTCATAGTCGTACTTAGCCAGCGCATCTTCGGAAAGATAATCGTTAGGGTCTGGTTGTTTTGGTAACTCAGGGTTCACCCGCAGGTGCTCCGGCAACTCTCCACGCTTAACCGCTTCCATCTGCTGCTCAAGCTCACGCTGGCGTTTGCGTTCGATGCGGCGACGGGCAAATTCAGCATTAGTTGCCGGGTCTTGTTTTGGTTTCTCATCGTCTTTCAGGACAATCTCGAAGCCTTCTTCCTGACCTGCGATGTCGTTGGCATTATCGACAACTAAGCCATCAGCAGATGCCGCTGCATGATTGCCGGGCAGGGTTAATTCTTCAGAAGCCTGAATGTCGGTGGTTTGGTCCATGATTAACTCTCTCTTATTGAGGTGTCTCGGCTACTCCGCCGGAGGGGATTTGAACTTGACGCATAAGATTCGCGAAATCCATGCGTTGTGAATGAGTCTGGTCTGCATCTTTAAGAAGCAGCTCAGCGTTAGCACGAGCATCTTTGCTGCGCTGTTGCTGGAATTGACCTACGAGCTTGAGGTACTCACGCAGTTCTGCCTGCTTGTCGAGGTCCATATTGTTGAATATTTCTGCAATCTTCGCGGCGTTGAGTTGGTTTTGGGCTTCAACCTTGGCAGCTTCAACCTGAATCTGCGCCTGTTGGTTCTCTGCCTTGAGCAATTCAGCCTGACCTTGCAGAAGGATACCCTGCGCCTGAATTTGCTCTGCTGATGGCTGCTGCGGCTGTTGTTGTGCCTGCTGTACCATCTCCATCTCTTCAGGTGTTTCTGGTTTCTTCAGCCCCATCATCACCAGTTGCTTGTTCGCGTACTCTCGCATCATCTCAACGCCTTTACCGTCAAGCAGCGTGAAGTATTGCAGCATCAGCATCTGGAACTCTGGAGTACCTTGCGGAACCTTGGTGAGTAACTCCTGAATCTCTGCGCGGTTCTGTTCCTTCATGCTCTGGAAGGATGGTCCGACGTCTGTATAGCACTCATAGCGACCGCGAATGTCGTTGAGTGTGACCACATTGCCGGACTGGTAATCGACAACTTGCGCGTAGAGTTGAACGTCTTTCTCGCTTCCATCTTCAAGTGTCAGCGTTACATGACGAGGAACGTCATAAATATCGTTGACCATTGAGGCATAAATCTCGCCATCACGTCGCATTGCGGTAGCCAGGTTATCCTGAAACACGTATGTCTCAAGGTCTGCCCGCATGTTCAGTTGATTGACGGTATCGAAAGCGACCTGACCATTTGCCGCCTGCGCATCCACGCCAAGACTAGCCACCTCTTTCACTGCGTTGGTGGCAGCCTCAAGCATGTAAGCGTTGGCTTGCGGCACTTCAGGGTTTTCCATGTAGGAGATTGGACCAATCGGCAGGTCGTTACCGTTTTCATCGGTCTTGTTCTGCAGATAGTACGGATAGTCATCATTTCCACCGTACATGTATTCGTAGCCTTCGATTTGCTCAGGGAAGAAGGTCGGTTTCTTCTTCGGTGAACGAGCAACAATATCGGCGTTGAATGACATGATCATGTTACGAAGGCGTTGACCGTCTTTCGTCAGCCTTACCACTCCTTCGTAGCACTCCTTGTCACCAGCGAATGACCATTCGCCGTACACAGGAACTATTGGGATATGCTCTCCGGCTATCTTCTCGCGGTCTTTCAGTATCTGCGTGCAGGTGATGATCGACTTATACACACGCCGACGCTTCACCTTGCGCTCTGCCACCTTAATGAATCCACGATTAGCCAGGTCGTCGATGACGTCTTTGATATCCTGTTGGTAATAGCTGACCGGCTCACCTGTCAGCGGGTCGCGGTAGATGAAGACTTTCTCCTTCTTCTCTTCGACCTCGTAATACTCAGCGACGTAGACGACATCATTCGATACCCACGGAAACAGCCATGTATCGTTCGGATTCTGGAAAGATGGCAGGGTGTCAGGATCAATACCGTAATCCTCTGCGAACTCTTTCCAGCCATTGCGCGACAAGGCGTTAATCACCGTGCAGTGCTTAGCGTCGCTCTTATCCATCTGCTTGCTGTTGGCGTCCCATATGACGTGTGAGCAGGCTTCATGAATTGGCAGGCGTCGAATTACCTGATTGTTGCTTGTTGGATCGTTGTCTTCGTACTGCGTGACCAGACGCCATGCGCCAACGCCGGACTCTATCTGCTCACGAACGCCAACGTTAACGGCAATCTTTGCCGTGTTATGGCGCATATCAGTACGATACATACCCATCAATACATCGGCTGCATCAGGATTAGCACCGTCTTTTGGTCGGAAGAGAACGTCGATAGGGTTCCGGCGCATCTCTGCGACCAGCTTCCTGACCACCGGGCGGACAACATCGAATTGTCCGCGATATTGCAGGGTGGTGTAGTTTGATAGCCAGTCATCCCATTGCGACACTCGGCTAAAATACAGGTCATTTGTCGCCTCGGTTCTGGCCTCATCGCTTGCTGCCCAATCCCTGTCAAACCGAAGGAGAATGGTTCGCAATTTGTCGTCTTGGTCGGCCATTATCTACCTCTGGAAATTGGACGAATTGGAGCCGGTAATGGCTTAGTTGGTTTGTTTTTGACTACCGGGAATGCAAACGTCAGGGCTAACGCATCAGCGCGGTTTGGTGAAGGAACCCCACGGCGCTTCATGTCATCTTTGGCCTCAAGGACGATGCGCCCATCGAGCTTAACCCTGTACTCAGGAGCAACGATTTCGTCAGCTGTTTGCTGATCATCGATACTTCCCCCTTCTTTGAGCCATGACTTCATTGAGTTCCACATCTCACCGCGCTTGTTCAGCATGCCGGGGTCTTTGGATTCACCCCCAAAGTTAACCAGCTGCCACTTCCTTCCCCACGACCTACCTATTGAGTGAATTCCGGTGCCATACCCGAAGTCTATGAACACTGCATCTGCCTTATGCTCATCCTCAAATCCTGCGACGATTTGCGCGAACTTAACGTCGTCATCTGTTTTCGGGTAGGTGCCAAGCAGGCGCGCATGAAGACCCTGGCGAAGGTAAATTGATGCCTCATCACTACCTGTGTAAGCAGGGTCAACGCCGATTATTTTGGATGCGAATGTGTAAGAGCCGGGTTCAAGCGTGCGAGACATGGCCTCATCCACATATGCCTGAGGTATGAACTGGACTTCTGATGTCGATGGGAATAGACCGCGAACACGTACTTTAAAGAAGTCGCTGTCTTCACCGTAATCCTTGCGCCACTCTTCGATGAGCTCTTTGTTGGTCATCTTTGCCAGGCGGCTATCAATTTGACGTCGACGCCATCGGTGTTTGAACTTGCGGAAGCACTCTCGGAATCGACCGGTGTTACGCGTCGGGTTCCCAAATGCAAACCAGAAAGGCTCGCCGTCAGTAAGGCCGCCCTCTGCTACTTCCCAAATTTTGTCAGGAACCGCTGAGGCTTCATCGAAGATGTAGAACGGGCTTGAGTTAGCTGCATGCAGGCCAGCAAATGACTCGCTGTTCTCTTCCCGACACGTCTGGCCGTCACAGCGCCATGATTCCATGTGATCCACATGGTAGATGTTCATGTTGCCTTTGCCGTTGTTGTACTCAAACCAGTGACCAGTGATGCACCGCTTCTTCCACTTGCCCAGCTCGCCCCATGTTTTGGTGCGAAGCTGTTCAGAGGTATTGGCTGTCACGACGCCCTTGCAGAAAGGACGAGTGCTGAGGATGTACAGAATAACCCAGGCAGTTAGAGCACTTTTACCGATACCGTGACCAGAGCTGGTAGCGCAACGATAGGCTTCAACAGGTTTAACACCGTCGAAGTTATTAGTCCTGATTGCGTCTCCCCAATCTGTCAGAAACTCTTTCTGCCATTCATCGGGTCCGTCAAAGCCCTCAAGCTCACCAGTTCCCCAATCAAACGCATACATAACGAAGCCAAGCGGATCGTAAAAGAATCGCCCCATATCATCGGCAAGCATTGCCTCGAATTCTGACGACATTACTCACCTCTCGCGCGTTTTCTGGCCTCCTGAATGCGCTGAATCAGGTTAACCTCTCCGGTGTGTTCAACTTCTTGCTTATCGCGCCATTTATCCTTTTGTCGGTTCTTAAGCCAGAAGATGGCGGCGGTTGTATCAGGCGGGTAATACTTCTCAAGCGGAGTTTCGACAATTCTGTTTTCAATAACACGAATATCGATGTCTGGAGCCACGAAGCCCATAGCGCGTTGATAAAGACGATCACTAACTTCTGCATCAGCGACGGCCTTACCCTTTTTTATGGACTCCGAAAACTTAGGATAATCAAGCTTCCACTTGTTAATAGTTGACTCACTGACTTCGAAGAAATCAGCAAGCTCTGCATCGGTGTAGCCCAGCAAGCACAGTTTGCGTGCCTGTTCGGCGTACGCCTCTTGATACTTTGTTGGGCGCGCCATGTTTATGCTCCGGTAGTGAACAGGTCTAACGCTTCCTTCGATTTACGCACCGCTTCGAATGTGCGGATCGTGATATCTGAATTAGCGCCGCCTGACTGGAAGTGAATTTTGAATAGCTCAAGCTTCAGCTCGTCAGTACCAATGAACTGAAATGCTTCCTCTGCAGCTGCGTTTTGGTTCATGACCAGTTTGTAAATCTCTAACTGGAATTTCTGTTCTTCAGTCATGGGAATAATCTCTGCCATTGTTGGCTCCGTTTATCCGTTAAATGGGATATCAGTTAAGTTATCCCGTGTAGGGTATAAGCCATTATCAAAGCCACTCTGTAGGGAATGGCTTTTGTGATGGCATCACTTACTCTTTACGCTGCTATCCCACTCATCCCGGAATTTTGATGGGTTATTGAAACCTTCTGCTGACATAACAACTCCTTCAATGTTTGGCTGAAATTAGGATGTCTTTCCATCAGTCCGCCACCACAAAGAATCTTTTTTGCCATAAGGCAGGAGGTTCATCTTTCAGTGGCTGCCAGTGTTATTTCCCCACTTACTGGCTTGGGTTGTTTCGCTGTACTGCCGTAACTGGTTACCCAGAATAAATTCCGGTTTCATTATCAAGCCCACCAGTAGATAGGCTTTGTAATGAACTGGCTCTTATCTCAACGCAGCCCCTTACCGCGCGCCAGATGCTCAATATCAAGCATCAGCAATGAGATGTTTAATCTGGATTCACTCCAGAAGTGACCACCACCCTGTCTACAGAGCCAGATGTGAAGGATGATGAGTAAAATTATCGCTATCATCGAAGGCATTGCGTCCTGATGTATTCCTGCAGGTAGTTAACCTGCGCGGTTATCCTGTCGATTCCACTTCGGAGACGGTAATAATTGAGTTCAGCATCTGCTGTAAGTCTTGGGCTTTCTCCATCGCCCATGCCGCTGGCTCCGGTCGTTGACTTTGCACAGGTGGCGGCGACCTGCAGGCGCTTACGCCCAGCAGAAACATCAGCGCGGAGACTTTCGATAGTCGCGTTAGCATCAGCAAGCTCCTTTGTGTATCTGGCATCGAGTTCAGCTACATCACGTTGACGCTTCTGCATATCAGCGATGATGGATGTGGCTTTATCGCGCTGCTCTTTGTAGGTCATGGCGTTATCACGGTAATGATTAACAGCCCATGACAGGCAGACGATGATGCAGATAACCAGAGCGGAGATAATCGCGGTTACTCTGCTCATACCTCAATCTCTCTGACCGTTCCGCCTGCCTCTTTGAATTTTGCAATCAGGTTGTCAGCCTTATGCTCGAACTGACCATAACCAGCGCCCGGCAGTGAAGCCCATATATTGCTGCAACGGTCGATAGCCTGACGGATATCACCGCGATCAATCATCGGCAAAGCGCCACGCTCCTTAATCTGCTGCAATGCAACAGCATCCTGGCTTTTAGGAGAGAAGTCTTTCAGGCCAAGCTGCTTACGATAGGCATCCCACCAACGGGAAAGAAGCTGGTAACGTCCGGCTGCTGTTGATTTGAGTTTTGGGTTTAGCGTGACAAGTTTGCGAGGGTGATCGGAGTAATCAGTGAATAGCTCTCCTCCTACAATGACGTCATAACCATGATTTCTGGTTTTCTGACGTCCGTTATCAGTTCCCTCTGACCACGCCAGCATATCGAGGAACGCCTTACGTTGATTATTGATTTCCACCATCTTCTACTCCGGCTTTTTTAGCAGCGAAGCGTTTGATAAGCGAACCAATCGAGTCAGTACCGATGTAGCCGATGAACACGCTCGTTATATAAGCGAGGTTGCTACTTAGTCCGGCGAAGTCGAGAAGGTCACGAATGAACCAGGCGATAATGGCGCACATCGTTGCGTCGATTACTGTTTTTGTAAACGCACCGCCATTATATCTGCCGCGAAGGTACGCCATTGCAAACGCAAGGATTGCCCCGATGCCTTGTTCCTTTGCCGCGAGAATGGCGGCTAACAGGTCATGTTTTTCTGGCATCTTCATGTCTTACCCCCAATAAGGGGATTTGCTCTATTTAATTAGGAATAAGGTCGATTACTGATAGAACAAATCCAGGCTACTGTGTTTAGTAATCAGATTTGTTCGTGACCGATATGCACGGGCAAAACGGCAGGAGGTTGTTAGCGCGACCTCCTGCCACCAGCTTTCACGAAGATCATGTGTAGAAGGCCGCAGCGTAACTATCACTGATGAATTCAGGATAGCCAGTGGCTACGGCTCAGTTATGGTGCTGGTTAACGGACTTGAACCGCTACCCATTCGCTTACAAGGCGACTGCTCTACCATTGGAGCTAAACCAGCATATTTGGCGGGACAGCGTGGACTCGAACCACGATAAGAAGGTTAACAGCCTTCCGTAATGACCTTTATACGACTGACCCAAATAAAAAAAGCCACCGTTGCAACTTAAGAGTCACTAACGGCAGCTTACCCTCTAATTATGGCTAAATGGCTAATTGCATGTCAAGGTTTTTAACAGCAACATGCTTAACTTTCTCAACACGTTTACGCATTTTGAAAGCATTTTGCATTGGTTGGTACAAAACAAATAATGACGCTTTCAGGATGTCGTCAATTTCGTTTCTACAGGTTGCCAGTGAAGGTTTTCTCCATCCCTCGCCACCACGTCCACACATCTTGCGTGGCTTTGCAGTCGCGTGATAGTAGGATGCAATTGCTCGCTTAGATGAACCATGAGCGTAGTAGCTGAGGAGGATGCCAAAGGCTTTTTTGTCAATGTACATGACGGAATCGACGACCTGAGAAATCAACATTCCATCATCATCATTGCACATTGGCCTTGTCATAACTCTTCCCGGCTCTACGCTCTCCATGAACTTCGCTATTACGCTGCTCATGCGCTTTTCCAGACGACCTGAATAAACCCATGCGCCCCACAGTTCAAGCCAGCCATTCAGCCACTCGTGCTGCTCTTTGGTGAGGTTTAGTTCTCTTATGCCCACGCGCCTTCTCCCTGTACCTGAATCAATGTGAGGTTTCCGCAGAACACTGCGCCGGTATCGATATACATCTGGTTGGCAAATTTGAGTGGTTTCACTGCTGGCGTATGACCAAAGATGAGCGTGTCCGCGCCTTTGATTTCTTTCACGATCCCGTCTTGTGAGTTGCTGATTCGTTCGCGGTTCCAGATTACCTGCTGATGATCAACTGGCTTTCCAAACTCGTATTCGTCACAGGGATAATCGGCGTGGCAGATGACATATTTTTTACCTTCGCTCACCAGTTCGATGATTAACGGAAGTTCATCTGCTTTATGGGCAAGAGCTTTAGCCAGAATTTCTTTGTCGTAATCGAGATTAAAGAACCAGCCACCGCCATTAAACAGCCAGTGATTGACGTTTCCACGCTCTGATAAGCCATCAATCATCATTTGCTCATGGTTTCCACGTACAGCTCGGAACCAGGGGAATGTGATTAATTCCAGACATTCGACGTTCTCTGTACCGCGATCAACCAAATCGCCCACCGAGATAAGCAGGTCTTTTTTGGTGTCGAATCCTATCGTCTCCAGTTTTTTCATCAGGTTCGTGTAGCATCCGTGCAGATCGCCAACTACCCAAACATTTCGGTATTTGCTGCCATCAATTCTTTCGTAATAGCGCATCTCTTTCACTCCATCCGCGATGAACCATGAGAACGTCGTTGACGATGGCGTGCATTTTCCAGTCTTTATCATCAACGTATTTTCTGACCGTACCGCGACTACATTTCAGTCTGCGTGCCACTTCTGTCTGGTTTCCGTATGCTTCAACAAGCATGTCTGGAATGGTTTTTACTGAGAACGTCATGCGGCCTCACTTCTGCTATTTCGCAGGTCTTTGAGTTTCTGTTGGTACTCTGCCTTGATCGCCTTGCACTCTTCGATAGTCCAGCGATGGCGGTTATGGTTTGATTCGATTTCGTCTACTGCTTCCTGCCCGATGCGGCTAATCAGTTCGACGCGATACGGAACGAGATTTCCGCTTTTGTGCTGGTTGCACACCACGCATTGCTTGTGAATATTGCGTTCATCAAATCGGAGTTGAGGCGCCGCAGCAGTTGTCCGGTAATGCCCGGCATCCCACTGAGCAGACGTGAGCGTTCCGCACGAGATACATGGTAAGTCGCGGTCTCTTTCTCTGATGAAGGCGTTTACGGCTTGTTGTGCTTGTTTAATCCAGTAACTGCGGGGTTTTAAGGCGAGTTTTCGAATCTTAAGTTTATCTTTCTGTTTCTGCTCCTCTCGTCGTCGTTTCTTCTCTGCTGCTTTTTCCGCTTTTTCGCGTTCTTTGCCTCGTCGTTCGAGTGCTATCTTTGTTCCACACTCTGGAGAGCACCACCACTGATTAGCGAATGCAGGGTGAAACCATTCCCGACATTCATCGTTTTTACATCGTCTTCGCGCTGGTTTAGCCATCGTCTTCTTCCTCGTACATTGAGCTACTCGGATCGCTCATCAGTTCTGCGCAGCAATCGGAGCACACGTGAACTTCCAGCACATGCAGCTTCTGACCGCAGTTAGCGCACGTTAAAGCCCGCTCGACGCTTTCTTTCTGGTATTGAAGGGATTGGGATGGGCTAAGCATTATTGGCGTCCTTCATCATGAGAAAGACAATCATGGCGGCGCGGAGTGGATTAGACTGATACTGAATTCCGAACTTTTGACAAGATGAAATCGCATCACACCACTCGTGATATTCGCCTTCATATCTCGTATCGGTACTATCAAACATTATGCTGATTTTGTTTTCAGTGATAATTGGCCACGCATATTCAGGATTATTGCAAGGATTGAAGCAATTTCCGTTTGAAGAACGGAAGCCATTAATATCCCTTTTTTGCGTCTGCCAAATAGGACCTCTTTCGTCAGTGGGGATCTCAGAATCGAAATCTGCTTCGTCATCAAGTATGAAGAAATGCTCCTCCATATCTAAAGCCTCACATACTCGCTTGTTAATTTCAAAATCACTTAACTGTGAATAATCCATTGTCATTTCCTCGCACGATGCCTTAGCCACCGGATATCCCACAGGTGAGCCGTATAGTTGAAGGTTTTTACGTCAGATTCTTTTGGGATTGGCTTGCGTTTATTTCTGGAGCGTTTCGTTGGAAGGTATTTGCAGTTTTCGCAGATGATGTCGGTGATACTTCGTCGCTGTCGCCTCATGCCGCCCTCCTGACGCCCTGCCCGATCGCCATCAATACCGCTTTTGATACGGTAGTAAACATCCGTCGAGGACTGATGAACGGTCGCCAAATCAGCAGCATGGAACCTTTGCTGTTTCCCTTCTTCTCCAGCCCTGTCGATGGTTCGATAAAATTAATCCGTCCATCAGTGATAATGCGAACTTCGTCGACACTCTCCAGAGCCTTGCTGAACCATCCGACTGACATATCCTCTGGCACAAGCATAACTACCGTCTGTCGCTGTTGTATGCACTGCTCAGCGGCTTTTTCCACCCACGGCCTGATATTGCTGTACGGTGGGTTATTCCAGATTGCACCGTGGCTTACCCACTCAGAATTTAGCGCGTCGTCGGCCTCAGTTAGCCAGTGAGCGCACAGAGCATTTTTGTCGCTCGCTGCCGAATCCAGCCAGAATCCAAACTCAATATCCAGTGCATCAAAAAGCCAAAGCGGCGTTCGCCAGCAGTCCTTGTCGTGTGCTGGCGTATTTGATTTGATAGTCACTCTACTTGCCTCTCCTTTAGATCCCGGTACTCGCAATTATCAGGAATGGTTAGTCGTAATCCCTTCTGATGCGCCCACTGGTCAATATCGGTCAGATATTTGTGCATATCTCCAATATCAAGCTGACGTGTTGATTTAACGCATCGTGTAATATTAAAAATCGTCACCCTTTTAGCCGGACAAAATATATCTTTCAGCCACTCATGAACCTCTTCAGGCGTGAAGTTTTCAGCAGAAGCAGCAGATAACTGTGCGGCTATTTCTGCATTCCACATCCACAGCAGATTGTTTTGTGACAATGTACGCTTCTCACGGTACTCAGATATTTTGATTCGCCAGCGTTTGCCGGTAGAGAGGATTTGTTTCAGAACTAACCAGAATTGTGATTTATTGGTTTCGTGCAGAATGAAATCATTCATCATCAGTCATCAAATCTAATTGCTGGATAATTCTGTCACACTGAAAATCATTATCGATTTTAACCAACCGGCGAAGAACGCGGTCACGCGGATAGATACGTGGCTTAGGGGCGTTTTTCTGTCTCTCGCCAGTCGGAAGTCTGGAAGCAGACCAGTACCGCTTTGCATGACCAATGTTCTCCTGAAAGTCGGCGCGGACAAGCTCAGTCATCGAACTCATTTCTTAAAGCCTCCAATTACCCTCTCCCCCAAATAAAAAGGCCTGCGATTACCAGCAGGCCTGTTATTAGCTCAGTGATGTAGGTGGTCATCAGAATCCTCCTTTCTTCTTGGACTGCGGTTCCTCGCGTTCACGTCGGCGCATTTCAGCAGACTGTTGGTCTGTGTCATAAATAGCGCCATTTGCCTGAATGCAATACACCGTGCCGGTATTGCCATGACGATTGAGACGAAGGATTAGTTCGGTTTCACCAGGTGGAACACTGTCATCAAAAGCGCCTTCACGATGGATCCCAACCCAATAATCGCAATCCTGTTCAATCTGCCCTGTATCTCGTGAGTCACTTGGTAATGGGCGTTTATTGGTTCGGCTTTCCAGTGCGCGGTTAAGCTGCGTCAGAAGCACAACAACGCAATCAAGCTCTTTGGCAAGGTTCTTCAGTCCTTTGGTGATCATGCCGTAAGCAAGGTCGTTGCGATCGGCCTTCTCAGCGGTCATTAGTGTCAGGTAATCGACCAGAATCATGCCAACACATCCTTTTTCTCGCTTGATTCGACGGCTTTCGCTGACGATTTGAGCCAGAGATAATCCCGGCGTGTCGTCGATGTAAAGCATGTCGATTTCACTCAAGCGATTAGCTGTTTCGATCGCCCTGTTGAAGTCACCATCGTAATCACCCTGATAGCCGTCATCAGCGTCATTTGTCGCCGGAAGGTAAAAAATATTCGGGTTAACACCTGACTTCTGTCCTACCAGCTTTTCCAGTATCTGGTCACCTGGCATTTCAAGGCTGAACATCAGAGCGGGCTTTTTCTCATGCACTGCGCAGTTGATTGCCATCTGGCTGTATAGCGTCGTTTTCCCCATCTTAGGGCGAGCGCCAATGACGAACAGAGAGCCTTTCACCAGACCTTTCGGTGAAAGCATCCTGTCCAGAGATGGGATCCCTGTGCTCATTCCTCGTTGTTCGCCTGACGGGTCAAATCGCTTCTCAAGGTCGCTAACCCAGTCTTCCATGACCTCACCAAATGAGCGAAGGCCGCGACGCGATCCGGTTTTTGCATGGTCTGTCAGTTGCGTGAAAATCGACTGAATAGCTTCGTACTTCTGTGTTGCAGTCATTCCGTTGCGGGAATAGAGCAATTCCGTCGCTTCAGTCATGCGGTTGATGGCGTAGCGTTCCATTGCGGTTTCACGAACCTGCATTGCATAGGCAACGATGTTTGCTGCGCTTGGCGTGTTCTTTGCGATCTCAGCGATATAAGCAAAACCGCCAACAGACGCCGTTAACGATTTACGCTCCAGCTCATCGAAAAGCGTCAGGCCATCTACTGGCTTTTGCTCCCGGTGCATTCTGGTTATTTCTTCGAAAAGGATTTTGTGTGGCCGGCTGTAAAATGAGTCAGGCTTCAGCATCGCCAGAACTTTCTGGACGCGCTCACTGCTGTCATCATCCAGAAGCAATCCACCAATCACCGCCTGCTCTGCCTCGATGCTATGGGGCGGCGCATAAAAATTATCGGTCATCGTGTTCACCCTCACGAACTTTCAGGTAGGTATTGTCGTTAAGCAGGAAATCAAATCCCTTTTTGTGCCAGACGGTTCCGCGTTGATGGTTTGGACGCTCTTCGAACATCCATCGGCAATTTTCGCCTACGTAGCTCAAATAATTTCTCCAGTCCTGCATCGTGAACCCATGCCCGTCAAGCTGGCGGGTTATCACTCCGGCTTTGCGCCAGAACGTTCGGATCTGGTTTTTACGCTTGTCATTCAGTGCGCGGATTCTTGGCGCTTCAGGAAGGATTTCGTGGTAAGCATCGACAACATCCTGACAGCTGACGGAAGGTTTTTTCTTGTCAGACTTTTTGTCTGCTGCGGTACTCTCTAATACGTCAGTATTAGAGATATTATTTATATTATTGTTTATGGACAACCGTTGGACAACCGTTGGACAATCTCCGCTGAGAGCCGCGCCATTACTGGTGTTTGCGTTGGACAACCGTTGGACAACAGTTGGACAATTTTTTGCCTGAAAATCGTCATATTTAACGATTGTAAACAGGCTAAATTTCTTCCCCATCGCGCAAATATTAAGCATCCCTTTCGACTCAAAAGTCCGTAATAAGCTCCGAACTTTGTTGTCGGGGATGAATGTTTCTCTGACCAGCGACGGGCGTCCAGTTATCATCTGACCGCGATCAACAGTTATCGGACCGATATCCGTATTGACGACAGTAGATTCGTGATTAGCCTTGAGGATTAAGTGAAGCCAAAGATGTACTGCCTGAGAGTCCTTATAGAGCCTGCTGTCCATAAACTGGCGGTGTATAGAGACATACCCCATACTGGATGCCTCCTGATGTTGTACAGGGTTATGCCTGTAATCAGCTAACTTAACGACGCCCATGTTTCACTCCTGCTTTGGCTAGTCTGTAAACACCAACAAGGCGCTCTGCGAACGCCCTGTTATTTGCTGCGGCTACCACTAATCCCTCAGGTGAATCAGGGTGTCGAATCTCTTCTTTTTCCTGGTATTTCTTACGACGTTTTGTCATAATTACTCCTGTGGATTGATCCAGTCTTTCTACATCAGGCCTCGAAGAATTCGCCGTTCTTCGGGGCTTTTTCTTTTGTCAGCATTCTGGCTACTTTCTTAGCCAGTTCCGCCAACTCCTCGTCTTCAACACCCCACTCCAGCACAGCCAGAAGCATGGCCATCTTTGGGATAAAGCTGTCTTTCCATCGCGAAATTTGCGATTCATTGATCCCTAATGCATCAGCAACCTTTCGCTGACCACGTACAGCAATTCGATTTAGGATGTTGCTTGTAATTGCATTCGCTTTCTTGCGAGTACTTGTAAGTTGCATATGTAAGTATTTCCTTAACAAATAAGAAGTTATGCGCACCAACTGATGCGCGTTGTATTCCCGCATTTCGGCGGGAATGAGGACCATGACTGTTAAAGAGCGGTGTTACTTATGCTGCCTGATTCGGTTTTGGAAACAGGTGTGGCAAATCGGGGCGAATTTCGTAAGCCTTGATCTGCCCTCCAGTGGCGTTAACGATGGCGGTAACTTTCTCTGGAGAGACCAACCCGCCTTTCAGCCATTTGTGTACTGCTGGCTGCGTTACACCACACTTGTCGGCAAGGCGCTTTTGGCTACCGACAATTTTCAAGGCTCGTTGAATTACTAAATTCATGAGCATACCTCTTGTGGTCATTACTTATAACCAAAGATAACTCAAGTTATAAAAAATAGCAATAACCTTTGTTATTTTACTTTGGATAACCGTAGTTATAGATTTGTGAGTATGAAAACATTCGCAGAAAGACTAAATGCAGCCATGAGCTCAGCAGGGGTATCACAATCACAGCTTGCTGACATGGTTGGAATATCTCAGCCAGCCATACAGAAGATGTCGTCCGGTAAAACAAACGGATCTCGCAAGATGGTTGAATTAGCCAATGCTTTAAAAGTGCGTCCTGAATGGCTTAGTTCTGGTATTGGTGAAATGAGGGATGGTGCACATGAAGAACCATCCAATGTCCGTGAGTCATCTTTAAAAGCTGTTGTATGGGAAGACATTAAAAGAAACGATGACGAGTTTGTTGCGTTGCCTCTTCTTAACGTTTCGCTTTCAGCTGGAAGCGGTAGCTGCGAGCTAGAGGAATCATCGGAGTTCTCTTTGGTTTTCAGAAAGCACTATCTGAAAAAGATGGGAGTATCTGAAAGATCAGCCAAGCTAGTTAGGGTTGTAGGGCAAAGCATGGAACCAACGCTTCACGATGGCGATGTTGTTGGTGTTAACACGCAAGATACCACCATCAGAGATGGTAAAACCTACGCTATTTGCCAGTCTGATTTGTTACGAGTAAAAACATTAATCGCCACCCCTACATCGGTGATAATCAGATCAATAAATCGCGAAGAGTACCCGGATGAAGTAATGGATAGAGATGAATTTCATGAAACCGTAAGGATTATTGGCAGAGTATTCTGGTCGTCTCATAGTTGGTAACCGATAATCAGAAGAAGACTTACGGAAGTGCGGAGGGATAATGGAATTTCTGATAGTTTTTGTTGTTGTTTTGGTCATCATTCTTTTTGTTTTGCTAAGCATTAGTAAAAAGCTATCTCAAGTGATTGAACATAGCTCTAATCGCGCAAAAGAAGAAGAGCATCTAATTGATATAAAAGAGATTCTCTCTGATATAAAAATCACATTAGATGAAATAAAGTACACAACAGATCTAATTGAACAGTATAAAATACCAACCCCAAACGAGAGAAAAGCAATAGATCAATATCGTATTGACTTAGAAATCGACGAAATGCTAAGCAAAAGAAAAGACTAAAAACACCCGGCCTCAGCGCCGGGTTTTCTTTTCCTGCCGTTCACCACCCAATCACCCATCATCATCATAGACAAGCATCAAGCCAAAGGTAACACCTTCACCCCGCACGCAAGCCCTCAAACACCAATCAATCAGCAACATTTACAAAAATAAAATACCTTTGTTATCCATCACTTATAACTTATTTACCACAAAATATAAATTAGGTTATTGACCACACCTATAACCTAAGTTATCTTTAAGCCATCAGCAGGAAGCTGGAAGCCAAACGGAACAGATTGGCAGGCTCTTTAACATTGATGGGATTGTCCCGCCGAAATGCGGGAACCAAAGAGTAGTTGGCTTTGGGATTGGATGAATGAGCAGGCTGATGCTCGACCAATGTATAAACAGCGCTCATGGCAAGCAGTAACCAATCTGCGCCTCAAGACAGCGTCACTGGTAGTGCGGGCGCTCTAACCAGTAAGCCGGAGTTCAGCACCGGCCATCCAATCGCCAAAGTCAATCATCGGAGGTCAACATGACAGTAGTCATTACATATCTGGCTGACGATAACGCCAGAAATCGCCGCAGAGCACGCAGACAGGCTCAACGTGAACAGGCAATGCAAGAGCAGCGACTGGCACGAAAAATTGCGCTAAAGCTATCTGGTTGCGTCAGAGCAGATAAAGCAGCATCACTCGGAAGCCTTCGCTGCAAGAAGGCAGATGAATGCAGTGGAAGTATTTGTCTTCCAAACGTAGCCATTTACGCGGCAGGCTACCGGAAATCAAAACAACTGACAGCGAGGTAAGTGATGAATCAGACATACATTCCATCATGCTTGAGAAATCTGCCAAAGCAGAAAGCAAAGCCCCGCAAGCAAGCCATAAAGGACGCTAAGGCAGAGGTTATTGATCAAGCAATACAATTGCTCAGGGAGGAGTTAAGAAGTGGCAAGCTCGAAGGAATGATGATGCCCTATCAGCGCGGATATCTATCGGCGATTAGTAAGTTGGAAGTATTGAAGAGTGAATTATGAACTATCTGGAATTTCCGGATGGTTCATTGTTTTGGCAGCAAACCACTTATTTGAGAGCTGATACATGAGAGTAAAAACTATTGGCGCAAGCCCATTAAGCGGTCGTATTTTTCAAGGAACATTAAACACTGAAAAAGGAATGTGGGTAGGAAAGAGAGAAGATGTCACCGATCAGGCAGTTAGGGCAGTAGCCGAACACATGATGATAAAAGACCAGAAATATGCATACGAAACGAAGGATGGCAAATGGCTGATAATAAGTCATCAACTGGTTGATAAATTACCAGAAGAGTTTGTTGATGGTTAAATTTGCTTTGGCATAAACAACAGAGGTGGATATGAAAGAGTTTAAGGGTACGCCTGGTAAATGGAAGTACACGGTTAGAAACGTCAACGAGATGATGACTACGTTCCATGGTGTGACGATTGGTGACACATACATTGAAGCAGCAACAAGAAATGAAAGGGATGATGCGCTACTGATAGCAGCAGCTCCTGATTTGCTTGAAGCACTGCAAGAGCTTGTCTTCCTTTACGAGCATGACGAAGGGTGCAGAGAGTTAACCGAATACAAACGAGCCAAGGCAGCAATCAGCAAGGCTCTGGGAGGTGAATGATGTGCGAGTTTTATGAAGAAGATATCAAACGCCCAGAAATGGCAAGTGATGCGACATTACGTGATTACTTCGCGGCAAAGGCTATGCAAGCAATGATTAGCAATCCATCGATTATCGATAATGATTCTGATGGAGCTGTTAATTATGCAGCAAGCGCTGCATATAAGTTTGCAGACGCAATGCTCAAAGCTCGCGAATAAGCACTGTGTATTCATTCCAACGAGTGAATACACGGAGCAATGTCGCTCGTAACTAAACAGGAGCCGACTTGTTCTGATTATTGGAAATCTTCTTTGCCCTCTAATGTGAGGGCAATTTTTTTGATGGAGGATATATGAGTGAAGTAACAGATTTAGTTGTTATTGAAAAAGCAAATGCAATGACTGTATTTCAGTCTGCCGACCAGATTGAAGAAATCCTTCAAAAGGTTGAACGTGAAGTTATGTCCTTTGTGCCTGATATCACAACGGCAAAGGGCAGAAAGGAGATCGCTTCTCTGGCGTATAAAGTTGCGCAGACGAAAACATATCTCGATGGTCTTGGCAAAGACCTTGTTGCTGAACTTAAGGAAATTCCAAAGCTAATTGATGCCAACCGCAAGACAGTGCGTGATCGCCTTGATGAACTGAAAGCCAAGGCGCGCCAGCCTCTTACTGATTATGAGGAGGAGCAGGCGCGGATTAAAGCCGAAGAAGAAGCTAAGGCAGCAGCTGAAGCTCTCGCAAAGCAAATTGAGTCTGACCATGAAATAGCGATTTTGATGGATCGCGAATTTGACCGCCAAAGAGAAGAGGCAAGACTCAAAGCGGAGCAGGAAAAGCGAGAGCATGAAGAACGCTTAAAAAGAGAAGCTGAAGAGAAAGCCAGATCTGAAGCCGAAGCAAAGGCAAAAGCCGAAATTGAAGCAGCAGCAAGGCGAGAAGCAGAAGCTAAGGCCGCAGCGGAACGTGCAGAGCGTGAACGCATTGAAGCCGAGCAACGAGCACAGCGCGAAGCAAAAGAGGCAGCAGAACGAGCTGAAAGAGAAAAGCAGGCGGCAATTGAAGCAGAACGCCGAAAAGCACAGGAGGAGGCTGAACGAATCCGGCGCGAAGCTGAAGCAAAAGAGCAAGCCAGAATAGCAGAAGAAAAAAGAATCAAGGACGAAGAAGAGCGTAGAGCAAAGGATAAAGCTCACCGGAAAGAAGTAAATAACAAAATACTTGCTGACCTTATCAAGGTTGGTGCATCAGAAGATGTTGCTAAAAATATCATAACACCCATCGTAAAAGGCGAAGTATTCGCAACAAAAATAACCTACTAATAAAACCAACATAAGGAACCACCCATGATTTACGCAATCGCGGGAGGCGCTCGCATGGGTGCCTTCCAACTAAATGAATCTTTACTTGAACGAATCACCCGTAAATTACGTGACGGATGGAAAAGAGTTGAGGTCTTATTATGCGCAATGAAATAGCCATCAATCACCAGATGCTTCGTGCTGCACAAAACAAAGCAGTAATAGCCAGATTTATTGGTGATTCAAAAATGTGGCTTGAAGCAAATAAAGCGATGAAATCAGCTATCAACCTTCCGTGGTATCGCAGGAAATGAGTTTTACAGATAACTGGTCAGACGAAGAATTCATTCGTCAGATGAAAGAATTAATCGGTAACGAAGGAGATATTCATGTCACTTGCAACCACAGTGAAGGAGAGCAAGTTACAGAGACGCATGTACACGCAGAAAGCTCTCTGGTATCGCCATAATGGCGACCGCGAAGGAATGCGGGTATGCCTTAATTTGTCCCGAGTCGAAGTATTAAATCAGCGTTATTTCCTTGGGCCATGTCCATTCTGAGAACAATCATATGAGCAAAGAATTTTACGCAAGACTGGCAGCCATTCAGGAGAATCTGAACGCGCCAAAAAATCAGTACAACTCATTCGGTAAATATAAATACAGAAGCTGCGAAGATATTCTTGAAGGCGTTAAGCCGTTACTGAATGGCCTGTTTTTATCAATCAGCGATGAAGTTGTGTTGATTGGTGATCGGTATTACGTGAAAGCCACGGCAACTATTACCGATGGCGAAAACAGTCATACGGCAACCGCTCTCGCAAGAGAGGAAGAAAGCAAGAAAGGAATGGATTCTGCACAAGTTACTGGAGCTACAAGCTCTTATGCGCGCAAGTATTGCCTTAATGGTTTGTTCGGCATTGATGATGCGAAAGATGCAGATACAGACGAGCATAAACATCAGCAGAACGCAGCAGCAAAGCAATCAAAGCCATCACCTACACCTGAACAGGTTCTAAAAGCATTCACTGACGCAGCATTGCAGAAAAACACCGTGGAAGAGCTTAAACAGGCGTTCGCCAAAGCGTGGAAGATGCTCGAAGGCACACCGGAGCAGCACAAAGCGCAGGACGTTTACAACATCAGACGAGACGAATTAGAAGGGGCAACTGCTTAATGGCACATTCGATTACAGTAAGACTAAACAAGCCCGCAAGAGAGTTTCAGGCCGGGGAAAATATCGGATTCAACATCCGTGCTGGCGTTCAGTATTACGATCGCCAGACAAAAAAGAAAGAATGGACAAACTACAGCGCCGTTGTATTTGCCAAGCCGGGAGCGCAAGCGGATTACTACCGTAGTGTTCTTGTTGAAGGTGGCATTGTGGAAATTACCGGAGAAAACATCAGGGTAGATGTTTATCAGGGGCAAAATGGTCAATCAATCACTCTTGAATTACTGAATGCAAAGATTGGATTTGCAACTTCAGGAAACAGCCAACAGCAGCAAAGTAGCAATCATCAAAATCATCCTGAATACGACGATTCAATCCCCTTCTAGATTAGCAAAATAAGGATTCCATTATGCCAGCGCCTCTGTATGGTGCGGATGACCCGCGCCGCTGTTCCGGCAATTCCGTATCGGAGGTGCTGGATAAATTCAGAAAAAACTACGATCGGATAATGTCGCTACCGCAGGAAACGAAAGAGGAAAAGGAATTTCGCCATTGTATATGGCTTGCAGAGAAAGAAGAACGCGAGCGAATTTACCAGACATCAATCCGACCATTCCGCAAAGCCACATATACCCACTTCCCTGAAATTGACCCGCGCCTGCGTAATTACCGCTCACGCTATGGCGCTATCAGTAATGACTGAGGAATTTACCATGAGAGGACTTGCATACAATCCCGGCATTCTTCCGGCAGAAATGATTATTCGCCAGCGCGTAAAGCCAATGCCATCGAGAGAGGAATTGCTTAAGAGAAATAGTTTCGGTTCTGTTAACGACAACAGATATCTTGAAATGATTTTGAGGAGTAAGAAGGATTATGTCAAAAAATGACATTTCATATGAATACCTCATTAGCAACATTCACTACGATAAAGAAACTGGGGTTTTCAAGAAGATAATTAAATCAAATAATGGGGATATAATTGGTTTCAAACCAACTGGCTGTACGCACTCGATGGGATACATAAGGATATATATTAATAAAAAATGGTATTTAGCGCACAGACTAGCTTGGTTATATGTTACCGGGAAATGGCCAGTAAATGTAATTGATCACATCAACAGAAATAAAGCTGACAACAGGTTTATTAACCTACGAGATGTCTCCAGTAGGGAAAACAATAGCAACACAAGTAGAAATAAAGGAACTGAAATAGGCACAGAAAGGTGTGCTTATGGATGGAGAGCATACATAGGTGTTAATGGAAAACTACATCACCTTGGCTCATATGCAACATGTGATGGTGCAAAATATGCGTATGCTCTAGCAAAATATCAAGTAGAAATATATGGTTACCTGCGCCCCACACCAATCGATTGCAGAAAATTAAATTACGGAAACAGGGGGAATCGTAATGGAAATCCTAAATCAAACCGTCGCAAGTTCCTTCAGTGAATCAAAACAAATATCTGAATGCGATGTGGCGGAGTGGGAAGAAATGAAACAAATGTCACTAATTGAGATGGATGGATTTCTGAAAGGTAAATGCATCCCATGTGATTTAAAGGTTAACGAAACAAATGCTGAATATCTTGTCCGTAAGTTCGGTGAACTTGAATCAAAACTAGAAACGGCGTTGCGTGAGTGTCGTTCTGCTGGAATCACGATTGATAACCTTGAGGCCAAGTGCGCGGCGCTGGCTGACTTATTTGGCGATGTGAAAGAGATTTTTGGTTTTAAGTATCGCTATTTCATCACCTCAAAGGGGCTCATTTTCTCATTGGCCTCTGGCGAACTAAAGCAATTAAACCCAACCATGCGCGGCAAGAACAGAAATCAGTATTTATTCGTTAGGCTGGAGTTTGAAGGAAAACTAAAAGGCGTGAACATCCACCGATTAGTTGCTGAAAACTTTCTCGGCCCTAAGCCTTCTGATGAGCACGTAATTAACCATATAGACGGGAATAAACAAAACAATGATGTTTCAAACCTGGAGTGGACGACGGTAGCGGGCAACACTCAGCACGCATATAGAACAGGTCTGGCCGGGGGAAGAAAACACGGATCGTATAAAGGTCCAGTCTGCGCTGAGAACGAGGAAGGTTTTGGGTATGTGTTCTTTGACAGCAAACAGGCCATCGAGGCTGGATTTAACCCAAACTCAATCAGGGACGCTGTTGTTAAGCCATGGAAGAAAGTATTCGGATTCTATTTTAGTCGCATCAATACCGATGCCCAGCTTCGCAAAGGGGGCAACCAGTGAGCAATATTGACTATCAGGCACTGCGTGAAAAGGCAGAGAAAGCAACGAGTGGTGTGTGGTCGCTCGAATATGGAGAGGAGAGATTTGATGCTGGTGATGCGCTAATTCATCGTGAAGTTGTTGGATATCTTCCCATTTGCAGAATTGAAGGAGCGCATCCTGAAAGCGGTTTCGATGAAGATTTCCAAATGGAACAGCAGGCCAATGCTGAATTCATCGCCGCAGCCAATCCGGCTACCGTCTTGGCGCTGCTGGATGAGCTGGAAACAGCAAAAAAGCGCATAGCAGAACTGAAAGCCGAACCTGTAAGCCAAACTTACAAGTTGAACCAGCTATCGGGCAACTCTCCGGTAACTCCGGATGGTTGGATAAGCTGTAGTGAGCGAATGCCAGATGATGGTCAGCACGTAATTATTTTATGTGATGGCGCATTCGTTCTTTATGCGCAATATCGAGACGGTGAGTTTTTTGATGTCGTCCGTGATGGTGATGAATTTTTCGAAACGCAGAGCCGCAATGTAACCGACTGGATGCCGCTACCAGAACCGCCTCGATTAAAGGAGCTATAATAGTGAACTATTATATCTATTTGTATTAAAAGAGTTTTTATAAAATAAATCTTCCAAAGCATGTAAAAACACTGTTAATCTTAACGTGTGTGAAACGTGAAGAGAGGTGTTGAAATGAGCATTCATGATTTGTGTGAAGATCAAGAGCAATGGGCTATGCAGACCCTTATGGGATCAGGAGTTCTTGCAAGGTGCAGAATCCATAACGATGTAATTTTAGACAGCGGAAATGATGCTTCTTCTGCTTATAAATTAGGAACTTACTTATATCAAAAAGATAATAGCTGCAACTTATTCAATACTCTTACTGAAGCCCGCGACGTAATAAAGGATGCATATGAATCGTATTGTGGGATTGATGATTGCCCACAATGCTCAAAATACATTGACGATTAATAATATGAACAAGTAACTATCCTCGCACTCGCGGGGATTTCTTTTATCTGAACTCGCTACGGCGAGTTTTGTTTTATGGAGATGATAAATGCACTTCCGAGTCACAGGTGAATGGAATGGAGAACCATTCAACAGAGTTATCGAAGCAGAGAACATCAACGACTGCTATGACCACTGGATGCTGTGGGCGCAGATAGCACATGCAGACGTAACCAATATTCGAATTGAAGAACTGAAAGAACACCAAGCCGCCTGATGGCGGTTTTTTATTTGGGGTAGTAGATGGCTGCAATCCACATTGTATCAATAATATGCAATGCAATTCAGATAGTTGCTTGTATTATCTTTGTTTTCTCAATCCTTCGCTCCCGACGATATTCTCCAGCAATTAACCGACATCCTGCACAAGTTGAAGCCGTCAGGATGGCTATAGAGTTACGAAATGAGATGAATAAGGCATTAATGGAGATGGAGAAACCATTCACTGACAAACATTAAGAGTGGAAATAAAGAAATCACACCGCCTCACACTCGATGAGGCCTGTTCATTGCTCAATGATATCCAGACCTACCGCAATAATACCAACTCAATAAATGGAGATTCCAAGTGGAAGAAGAAATCTTCACTCGTGAAGAGGCAGCATCGTATCTGAAGGTAGACAAAGGCACTATCACGCAGTGGATACGAAGTGGACGACTTCAGGCCGCAAAGATAAATCCAGATAAACCTAAAAGCCCATATCGTATTTGCAAGTCAGACTGCATTGCGGCGCTTAAGTCTGTGAGACACAATAGCGCGGTGAATGCGGTTGATGTGCAGGAGGTTAAAGCATGTCAATCAAACTACGCGGTGGCACGTGGCACTGCGATTTCGTCGCGCCAGATGGATCAAGAGTTAGACGCTCTCTTGAAACATCGGACAAAAGGCAAGCGCAAGAACTTCACGATCGTCTGAAAGCAGAAGCGTGGAGAGTAAAAAATCTCGGGGAATCACCGAAAAAGCTATTCAAGGAAGCCTGCATACGGTGGCTTCGTGAGAAATCGGATAAGAAGTCCATTGATGATGACAAGAGCATTATATCGTTCTGGATGTTGCACTTCAGAGAAACCATTCTCTCAGACATAACAACAGAAAAAATAATGGAGGCGGTAGACGGGATGGAAAACCGCCGCCATCGCCTGAACTGGGAAATGAGCCGGGACAGGTGTTTGCGGCTTGGCAAGCCAGTGCCGGAGTATAAACCAAAGCTGGCAAGCAAAGGAACGAAGACGCGGCATCTGGCAATACTTCGCGCTATTCTCAATATGGCTGTTGAATGGGGATGGCTTGACAGGGCGCCCAAAATATCAACACCACGCGTTAAGAATGGACGAATCAGATGGCTTACAGAGGAGGAATCGAAGCGCCTGTTTGCAGAAATTGCTCCTCATTTCTTCCCTGTGGTCATGTTTGCAATCACGACAGGCCTTCGCCGTTCCAACGTTACAGACCTTGAGTGGTCACAGGTCGATCTGGATAAGAAAATGGCATGGATGCACCCTGATGAAACAAAAGCTGGCAATGCGATCGGAGTTCCTCTTAACGAAACCGCATGCCAGATATTAAGAAAACAGCAGGGGCTCCATAAGAGATGGGTATTTGTCCACACCAAACCTGCCTACCGAAGCGACGGAACAAAAACAGCAGCGGTAAGGAAGATGAGAACCGACAGCAACAAGGCATGGAAGGGAGCGTTAAAGCGGGCAGGCATTAGCAACTTCCGCTTCCATGACCTGAGGCATACCTGGGCAAGCTGGCTGGTTCAGTCCGGTGTCTCTCTTCTTGCGCTTAAAGAGATGGGAGGATGGGAAACTCTCGAAATGGTTCAAAGATACGCCCACCTTTCAGCCGGGCATCTCACCGAGCACGCGAGCAAAATCGATGCGATTATAAGTCGCAATGGCACAAATACGGCACAAGAGGAGAACGTAGTTTACTTAAATGCGAGGTAACTTATTGATTTAAATGGTGCCGATAATAGGAGTCGAACCTACGACCTTCGCATTACGAATGCGCTGCTCTACCAACTGAGCTATATCGGCCCTGAAAGGACATGTTCACGAACGTGAATCACGGTGGACAAGGTTAAAACTAACCGGGCGATGCGTCAATGGCCTTGTGAATCAAATGGCTACTTTTGCATCACCCGGTTTTATTTACGCACGAATGGTGTAATCACCAATGCCGATCCACTTGTAAGTGGTCAGTGCTTCCAGCCCCATTGGGCCACGCGCGTGGAGTTTTTGTGTGCTTACCGCCACTTCCGCACCCAGACCAAACTGGCCGCCGTCGGTAAAACGCGTAGAGGCGTTAACGTAAACAGCGGACGAATCCACTTCGTTAACAAAACGCTGGGCGTTGCGCATATCGCGGGTCAGGATCGCATCGGAGTGTTGTGTGCCGTGTTCACGAATATGGGCGATGGCATCGTCAATATCGCTGACGATTTTGACGTTCAAATCTAATGACAGAAACTCATCGTCATACTCTTCGGCTTTAACAGCAACCACCTTCGCAGGGCCTGCCTGCAACTGCGCCAGTGCAGCTGCATCTGCGTGTAATGTCACGCCGCTTTCCGCCATTTGTTTGCTTAATGCGGGCAGGAAGCTATCGGCGATGTTTTTATTCACCAGCAACGTTTCAACCGTATTACATGTGCTCGGACGCTGAGTTTTCGCGTTGACGATCACTTTTAATGCTTCAGCGATCTCTACACTTTCATCAACGTAAATATGGCATACGCCTATACCACCTGTGATCACCGGGATTGTCGACTGTTCACGGCACAGTTTATGCAAACCAGCGCCACCACGCGGGATCAGCATGTCGATGTATTTATCCATACGCAGCATTTCACTGACCAGCGCACGGTCAGGATTATCAATCGCCTGCACGGCACCCGCCGGTAAGCCGCAGGATTTCAGGGCGTCCTGAATCACCGCCACCGTTGCAGCGTTAGTGCGACACGTTTCTTTGCCACCGCGCAGGATCACCGCATTACCGGTTTTCAGGCACAGCGAAGCGACATCAACCGTCACGTTCGGGCGCGCTTCATAAATCACGCCAATAACCCCCAGCGGTACGCGACGACGCTCAAGACGCAGGCCGCTGTCCAGTACGCCGCCATCGATTACCTGCCCCACCGGATCGGCGAGGTTGCACACCTGACGTACATCGTCGGCAATGCCTTTCAGCCGTGCGGGCGTCAGTGCCAGACGGTCAAGCATCGCTTCGCTAAGGCCATTGGCTCGCGCGTCAGCAACATCCTGGGCGTTAGCGTTGAGGATGATTTCGCTTTGTGCTTCCAGTTCATCGGCGATTTTTTCCAGCACGCGATTTTTTTCGCGGCTGGAGAGTTGCGCTAATTTATACGAGGCTTGCTTCGCGGCAATGCCCATTTGTTTCAGCAT